TTTTATTGGCGGTATAACCATCCTCTAGCCATTGCAGAAAAAGCGGTTGAACAAGCAGTTCCCCAGCTGGCTGATGTAAAAAGTCCTGTAAAACGTGCGGCACTGACGGGGGGAATCGGGGGAGTTACCGCAGCATCTTTAGGTACGTTTGATATAACAAACCCAGGGGAGTTGTTCCGTCCCAAAGGTTACGCTCAAACCTATGCGGAAAAGGGTTCAGAAGATCGGCGTCAGACTGCTGAACCAGGTATGGAACTGTTTGATCGACTCTTCTTAGGTCGCCGTGGACGCCCTCTGAAGTATGAAACAGCAAAGGCCGATATTCCCAGCCTGACACCGGAGCGTTATGGTAAAGCAATGCGGAGCCAGTACCAGGATCGTGGAGTCCTTGGCCTGGGCCTATTGAAAGCAACAGATGAAAACCTACAAGGGGAACCTGAAGTTAAAGTTGTCGGTTTTCCCGTTGGTCTACAAGCTGTCGGTGCTGGTGTAGGAGGCGCAACTGCTTTACGTCAGGGTTTAAGCCGTGGGCTCAGAACTCGGGCTGCTGCTCCCGTAGCTCTTGCAGGAGCTGTTGGTGGTGCAACTGTTGGCAAACTGGTTAACTTAGGTATTGCTAGCGCACGTAATAATCCTGAAAAACTTCCATCTACTCTTGAGTATTGAGGCTGATAAAATTAAAGTATTAAATAGGCGATAGAAATGGCGACCGAACGCATACCACAAGGGGGTGCCTTAGCTAGATATAATCCTGTCATGGCAGCCGCAGGATATGCGACTAATCCCGCATTTACATATCAGCAGCTCCTAAACAACCAACCTGCTATTAAAGCAGCCTTAGGTAAAGCAGCCCGTGGGGGCGGTCGTTTTGCGGGAGCATATGCCCCTCTTATCGGAGGTGCCATGGAGCTGGCGGAAGGAGATGTTTTAGGGGCAGTTGGAAGTACTGGAGGCGGTTATTTAGGTGCATTAGTTGGTCAAACCCTAATTCCGATTCCTGGCGTAGGTGCTGGAATTGGTGCAATTGCAGGCTCAATGCTTGGGAGCGGTCTTGCAGACGCTTCAAAAGGTTTGATGCCTGACTTAGAAATCGCTGGCATAGCGATCGGTGAACGTGCCAAACGCCGTAAGGAATCTGCTTACCAACGAAGTGAAACAGAGAAAGATCTTAAACTTCAACAACGTTTACAAGGAGAGTATTTAACTGGTACTCTTGCACCTTTCCTTGATCAGCAACGTCGGCAACAAGTTACTGCTCAGCAGTCATTACTGAATACACAAGGCGCTATCTACCAGAAGCTTGCACGTACCGCTGGTAATTATCAATTAGCTGGTCAGGGTATTCAGGCTAATACTCGTTTAACTGAAGCAGCTTTAACGCAAAATCCATATGCAGGCTCTGTTATTTCCGCACCTAACATTACCTTCGGGAGGGGTTGATTATGGCGTATTCTTTTTCTGAACGTCGCGCAGCTCGCGGTTCTGGCTACTCTAGTTACACACCACCAATCCCTGGTACGCAAACAGGAAACGCAGGTGCTGTACAGCCAACTCCTCAACAACAATTCAGGAGTCTTTTGCGGCCTGAGTTGCAAGGTGATTTTGATCGCTTTGTTCTTCAAGGCGGCGATTTTAAAAAGTATGACATAAATGAAGCTTTAAATCGTTTTAATACTCAACGAACAGCTGATCAAACTTTTACAGCTAATCAACCAGAGCCAGAAGTAACCACTACTCCTGAAAAATATAATGCAGACCGAGATCTTAATAACTTAATAAGAGAGCTAATTAGTCCTGAGTCACAACAACAGCGGGCTCAATCTGCTTTTGATCTTCAAAAACAGTTAATGGACTACGGCCAAGAAAAAGGCAAGGAGTCCGCCAAGCTTGCTTTCCAATATGAAATGATGGGTCGTATCCCCGACACCATTGCGAATGCCCTGGCAGGCTCTGGGCAACTGATGAGAGAAGGTGCAAAGGATATCTCCAATACCGTAATGCGTGGTGTTGAAGCATTACCTAAGCCGAACATTCAAGCGCGTACTTATCAGAACCCTACCTTTAGGTATTTCCAATAGGGTGCAGTAAACTAAAGCCATGGCAGGAACTTCAACAATACCAATTTTTGGTTTAGCTGGCGGAGGCTATATTTCCTCAGCTGGCGAAATGGTATCTCCAGGCGGAAGTTTAGCTTCTTCAGATAGTTCAGGAGGCGCAAGTAAAGGAATGGATCCCTTAACAGCTGGCTTAGGTTTTGCCAATCTTGGTGCAAGTATTTTCGGCGGTATGTCCGCACGGAGAACCCAGGCCAATATTGCTAACGCTCAAATGGCAGCGGCAGCGGATCAACTGAAGAATCAAATTCAGATGACCCGCGATATGTCCAAATTCCGGGAGGCCAGTAATATTGGTAACCGGGTTTTTGGTGCAACAACTGGAGCTGATCTTGAGTTCGAACGCCAAAGGAAAGGAGCGCTTTTTGAACAGGGTCCTTTGCGTGGTTTGAAGCTGGCTGGGGATATGGCTGAACGAAAAGCTATTCTTGGACTCGCTGGCTCTGAAGAAGCTAAAGCATTATCTCGTCGTCAAAATAAAGAGCAGCTAAAACGAACCCTTGCAGAGAAACAGGGAAGTATGATGGGTATGTTCGGTCGGATTGCGCCGGTTGACGTAGACAGTTTATTTGTTTGAGGCATAAACCATGGGCGGCGGCACAAGCGTAAAGTACGAGGCACCGAAGATTGAAAAGGATGATAGTTTTGAAAAGTATCTGCAATATCAGATAGACCGCGATGAAAAGGCGGCAGAGCGTGCCGATGCCGAAACAAAGGCAGCTAAGGACGCAGAAGATGCCAGAAAAGCTGCAGGTGTATCTGGTTACGATGCTTATGCTTCTAACATCCAGAGCCAACTCGGCGCTGGTTTAATTAGTTTTAACGATGCACAGAGCAGATTAGAAGGTTATCGTTCTAAATATGATATGGTCCCTGGCAAAAAGGGACAAGAATTATCTGATTATTACGTTAATCAATTACTTCCCGGACGCCGTGAGACCGGCACAAAAGCTGCCTATGAAGAAGTTTTAGGACGCGCAGCAACTACAGACGAGCTGGCAAAAGCTAAAGAACGTTTTGGTACGGGTTACTACAGCAGTGTCAAAGATTTAAAAGACTCTCTGTATAAAGGCCAGGAGTACCAGAAGAAGTTTAATAAGAGCTACTTAGAGAATTATTACGATACGGAGTTCGGCAAACAAACGACTGACGCAAAGGGAGAGCGTACTGGAAAACGTACGTTCCAATTTGATAAGAGTTTGTTGCCCAAGTACAGCGGCAACCTTCAAGGACGCACAGGCATTACTACTCCAGATTTCAAGGATTCCTTTGTTGGAACTCCTGCAGAGATTAAAGAGCAATTACAGAAGGTCCGTGATACCCGTCAATATCTGTACAGCGCAGGTCTGACCAATCTGCAAGGTGAGATCAACAAAGAAACCACCAAGCTTAAGAACGAAGGTCAGAAGGAGCTTCAGAAGATTAAAGAACAAGGAGGCCTTTACAGATCCCTGGTTGGCAGCTTTAGTTTTTAAATATTCACTTGGTATAATTAATTCAGTTCCGACTCTTATAAGGAAATGACAACTCCTACAGGACAAGCCAATACCGACGATTATTTCGACATTCAAAAATTCGAGGATCTTCTGTCCCGTTTGGAAGCTTCTAAAGGCCGTCAACAGCGCCAGAAGTCTCTTGAAGGACGTCGTGACATCTTCGCCACCGGCCTGGCTGGCATGATGGGCAACTTCTGATAATTTCTTCTAGGATTTAATAAGTCATGACTAGCAGCGTACCCGCCGGACAAACCGATGCCGATGATTGGTTTGATCTAGATAAGTACAAGAAAGCTGCTGGCGTGGCTTACGAATTTTCCAAAAAGAAAATGGAGACTGCCGGTGAGCAAGAACGAGAAACCATCGGTAAAGGCGCAAGCGAAAGCCGTGAATCAGCGGCACAACAGCAGCGATTCCGCCAGGAAGACGAAAAGCGGGACTACGATCAGGCCCAACGAGCTTATCGATATTGAGTTATTCGACACTTGGGTCGATAACTTAGACGCCGCCACTCAGGAATCGTTTACTGCTTTTTGCTCAGATAACTATTCAGTTATTGAGATCTATTTGTATGCCAGATTTCTTGGCTACAAAGGCAGTATTCAGCCTTGTGATCTCTGGGTCAAAGACAACTACAAGAAACCGGATCACCGGAAGAAACTTCTGTACGAAATCGACGAGATGCAGGAGGACATCCGTAAACTGCGTGAAGACGTAGAAAACGGTGTTGTCAAACGTGATGCCGGTGTTGCACGTGTTGCTTCCATGCAGAAAGAACTTCGTGGTCACATTGACCAGGTAGAGAAGTTTACAAGCACCCGCGACAGAAAAGGGTTATTGATGGCAGGTGCAGACCGTGCTATCCGTGAACTGATGTTTATTTTTAAAGACGACCCAATCGAGATTCCGTTGGAAGAAGCAACGATGAGCGTATGGGCAAGAATGCAACTGGAAGAATAGGTCAATTAAAATAAGTTCATACGCAGAGCACTATAAGTGCGACAGTAATTAAAAATGGCTAAGAAGAAAATGCCGCCTCAGCTTCTTGAGTACTTCAAGAAGAAAGAAGCCAAAAAAGAAGACGGCTCTGAGATGAGCGACAAGGAGAAGCGTAAAGCCGCCTTGGAAAAAGCCCGTAAATATAAAGAGCAAAAAGGTAAAAAAGAAGATAAAAAGTAAAAATGGCTATCCAAAGTGAGCTTCTTTACCGTGAAGATTTACCCGTTAATCTTCGTATCAGTGGGTTAAGGGATAAAATCAAGACGCCTGAAGATTACAACCAGGTCTTGGATGCTTTGTTAAAGAACACCTCTGCTGATCTTGAATACACGGCAAGAGAAGCTGAGGCTCAAAGACAGGAATATTTAGCCTCTCCCATTGGTCAAAAATATCCAGATGCACCCCCATCCGCTAGTAGCATACAGTACCCTGAGGTTAGGGCTCAACGGGCTGCCGAATATAAAAATTACGTCACAAATCAATTAAAAGAAGCAGGTATTGATCGTCCACAGCCTTCTCCAAACAATCCGGCACGTAACCTCAAACCAGTTACTTCCCAACCGCCTCAAGTACCTTTAAAGCCTTCTTATAGTTCTATTGAGGTAGCCACTCCTAAAGAAACTAAATCCGATTCTCCACTTTTAGAGGATATTCCAGATCTTGGATTAGAGCAGATGCCTTCTCTGCTCCAAGATGATGCAAGGCCCGCCGATCCGGCATCAAAACTTACGCCACCTGAAAGTTACCTTTCAGATTACGTAGCTAATTTAGGCAAGGGGGAAACTCCTTCTGACGGGACACTGCTTGCCGGTCCCGGTTACATCGATGAAGACGATGCGTTCGATAACCCGTATTACACCAGCCCTGTACCTGATCTTGATGATGATTCTGATTTTCCTGATTTAGGGGATTTAGACCTAGCCCAGGCAAAAGATTCAGACTTAGACCAGGCACTCGAGTACACAGAATCAAACTTCCAAAAGCTGTTAAATCAGCAAGGTCAGCCAGGCCAGCAAGAAACTCTTATTGCATCTGCTCTTCCTTTAAATCTGTTAAATCCGTCAGGTCAGCAAGAAACTGCTCTTGCATCTGCTCCTCCTTTAATGCCCCCCGCACTTCAAGCTGCCGGTGCCAAGGACGACTCTTATCCCCCTGGTGCAAAAGATTTAGACCTAGCCCAGGTAACAGAAGCAAACTTCCAAAAGCTGTTAAATCAGCCAGGCCAGCAAGGTCAGCAAAGTCAGCAAGGCCAGCAAGAAACTGCTTTCGCACCTGCTCTTCCTTTCATACCACCTGCAGTTAAAGCTCTCGGCGCTGCTGCTGGCGCTACAGGGTTATTAGGCGCGTCTGGAGCCTTAGATAATTTAGGACAAAATCTTCAAGATCTGGTGACACCTAATGCAAATATTCAGGAAGCACAGCCTGCTGACAATGTCATGGGTATTTTTGGCTTAGGAAAACCAAAACCTGGCACCCCTTCAAAAGTGCGCTATCCAACCAAAAGCCCAGAAGACAAATTACTAGAGGATCTTGATAAAGCAGATGAAGCTTTGCGAAGACAGCCTAGAGACACTGTCCCCCAAGGGGCAGAAGGTAAAAAAAGATTTCCTATAGGTGATCAAGCTTCTGCTTTCCCAGGTCCTTTAAATCAGTTCCCCGGAAAAGATGATTTCGAACAAAGGATTGCTGCTTTCCGAAAAAGTTTAGGTGACAAAAAACCTGACTTCGAAGAAAAGATTGCTACTTTCCGTGAAAGTTTTAATAACGAAGAACCAAGGGTTACTACTTTCCGGGAAAGTTTTGGCACCAGAAATCCAGAGATGGAACAAAGGCTTGCTGCTCTCCGGCAAAGAAGAGATACCGCAAAACAAGATATCGAGGGAAGGAGAGATAGCATAAGACAAGATATCCAACAAAGGATTGCTTCTTTCCGGGACGGTTTACTTGCCCAAGCAAAAAGTGAAAGCCCTAAAACCCGACGCGGCCCCCGAGGCGAAAGAGCTACCTTCTCTCCTGTAGAAAGAAGACGTCCTGATGATAAACCTTTTGCACGGCAAGAGAGAAAACCAGCGAAGGAAGAGACACGTCAGACTTTTGATGTTCAGGAGAAACGTCTTGCTAGAGCATCTAGGGATGACTATCGAAGAAGACAAGCTGATCCTATTGACCCCATGAGAAGAGGCGCAATATTCGGCTAGTATTTAACAATACGTTGTTTTAAATACCGTGCCAAGTTATACCCATCTTGCTTACAGAAGGAATGCAAAGGCTGCGGCACGCAATCAACAAATCAAGAAGCCAAAGAACGCGGAACTTTTAAAAAAAGCCCGTGAAGACTTTGGCTTTTTCTGTGAGTATGTAGCAGATAAACCGCCTGCAGAACATCATCAGCATTGGCATCGTCACTTTGTCACGGACCAAGATAGTTCCTGTCTGATTAAGATTGCTGGCCCTAACGTTGATCTTCTTGCTCCACGAGGTTCTGCCAAATCAACGGTCTTAGGCCTTCTTACAGCCTGGGCCATAGGTATTCACACACACGAAAAATTACCTCTACAGATCCTGTATTTGTCCTATACCGTGGACATTGCAAGATCTAAGTCAGCAACAATTAAACGGATCATTGAAAGCAAGCGATACCAAGAAGTATTTCCATCTGTACGTCTTCTTAAAAACGTAACAAGTAACGAATACTGGTCGATTGACCATAAGTTTGCAGGTATCGATACCACAGGTGAAGAACAGTTCACACTTTGCGCCGCTGGATTGAAGGGTTCAGTGACATCAAAGCGTTCTCACTTGGTAATGATTGATGACGCTATTAAATCAGCAGCGGATATTGCCAACCCTGACATCAGGAAACAGATGCAGGAAAACTGGAATGCGGTTATTGCACCAACGATGTTTGAAGGTGCCCGGGCTATCTGCTTAGGAACGCGCTTCAGACATGACGACATCCACTCGACAACATTTAACGAACAAAACAACTGGAGTCAAATTGTTCTATCGGCCATTCTTAATGATCCTGAAACAGGAGATGAAAAGTCCTATTGGCCGGAGATGTGGTCTTTGGATTACCTAAAGGAAAAGAAACGACAGGCACCGATTGCATTCTCGTTTCAATACATGAATCAGGTCGTCAGACAGAACGAACTGTCATTGGCACCAGAACTAATTGTTAAGGCAGAGATCTCTACCGAGTTTGACACCTTGGGTGTAGGTGTGGACCTTTCAGCAGGAACTAAAGAGAAAAACGATTACACCGTCATGGTCTTAGGCGGACGCATTGGTGATCGCATTCACATCATTGATTACAGGCGAATCAGGGTTATGGGTAATCTTGAAAAGCTTGACGCAATGAAAGAACTTCTCAATGATTGGTCGATCATCGGCATTGATGAAAACAAAAACTACTACCCAACTTTCTCGACCTGTGATATTTGGTCTGAAGCTGTGCAGTACCAGGCGTCATTAGAAGCTGACTTCAAGCGGGTCTGCCTCAATAACGAGGGTCTCTACAACCTCATTTGGCATCCCGTAAAAGGTTTCCGTGCAGATAAGCTTGCACGGTTCCGTGGCATCATGGGAATGTTTGAAGACCGGAAGATCATTTTTAACCGTTACCGGAACTTCACAAATCTCTTCGAGGAACTCACGAATTTCGGCGTTAGTAGCCATGACGATTGTGTGGATGCGTTGGTTTGGCTTGTTAATGGTCTAGCTAGAAAAGGGCAGTTGCACCTCGATTACTAAGCGTAGAATTAAAAAAAAGATTGGTCCAGTGGGTCCAGAGTATATTGCTGCGTTTGCAACCTTGATTGTATCTGCCTTTACAGGCGGTGGCTGGGTTGCAAGCAAGATTATTGATCGGCAAAAAGAGCGGATCCAACAATCTTTCGACTACATCAGTTCACAAAAAAACAGGATCGACATGTTGGAAGATCAGGTCAATCGCATGCCGTTAGATTACGTGCTGAAGGTGGATTTTCTCAGAGAAATCCAGGACATGCACGAAAACTTTCGACAAATTAACAATAAGCTTGATAAGCTTATGGAAAAGATATTTGAGAAATGAGTTACATTTTGGAGATCGAAGAAGATCAGAACGGTGATCAGTACGTTACTTTCCCTGAAGACATCTTGGAAGAACTAGGTTGGTTAGAGGGCGATCTCCTCGAATGGAACATGAAAGGAGAAGGAATCACTCTTACCAAACTGAATAACCCATCGGGTTACGAAGTTATAGAAGAGTAAAATAAAAAGATCGAGCGGATAGATTATGTATTACGCAGGCCAGTCTGGTATTGCAGGAGCTGTAGGAAACCTGGCTGGAGTCAGCTTCCCTATTAACGAAAGTTCCAGAACTCGACAAATTCGTGGTATTCGTAATTTGCAAGAAGGTGCTGCAGGCGCAGAAAAAGAAGCCGCAGAACAGATGTTGCGTAGATTGGGCGGTCCACAACTGCCAACTGTGATGTCCCCTGGTTCCAGTAATCTGCCCGGTGCTGTAGGCAACATGCAAGGTGTCGCCAATGCAGGTCTATACGGCGGGCCTCAGTTCAACCAGCCGGGGAACGTAAGTCTTCCTAATGGTTTCGTCAACAAGATGGTTTCCTGATGGCACAAGACGACTCAAAATATACAAAGCCTGGTCTGCGCGAAAGTATTAAAAAGCGCATCACGGCTGGCTCCAAGGGCGGCAAACCTGGTCAGTGGTCTGCTCGAAAAGCCCAGATGGTTGCCGCCGAATATAAAAAGAAAGGCGGTGGTTATAAAGGCGGTGAAGGTAAGAAACAGAAAGACTTGAAGAAGTGGGGTAAGGAAAAGTGGATGACAAAAGACGAATATGAAAAACGTAAAAAAGCCCGTGGTGCAGCCAAAAAGTACAAGGACAGCAAAAAATGATTAACTTTCAGAATTTATTAAATAGCGCAAGCACCAAGGCTCAAGGCTTTGTCATGGCAGGTCAAGAAGCTCTACCTGCTCTTTTTGGAGGCTTGATTGGAAAAGACAGAGTGGATACATCTGTTGATCCACGAATGGGACAAGGTTTGATTGATGCCTACCGGAGGGCACAGAAACGTGGCTCTGACGTTGTTGAGTATAAAGACTATGATATGTCTACCCCAGGGGGGATCGGTGCTAAATATACTTTTGGCACAGTAGGAAAAGATAATCTTAGGTTTGATCAATCCGGTAACGTAGTGGGTATTCGGGGTGAAAGATATGATACAGATAAAACTCCGATGCAGGCATTGCAGGAAGGTAAAGCGCGTTTAGAAGGAGGTGATATTACCGCTGGTATTTATAAACCATTTGAAGCATTACTTTCTGCGGTGCAGGGCAGAGGACTGACCACGCATAATGTTGATTTTCAACAACCAGTTGCACCTAAACCCGCTACTCCTGTAAATTCTTCTGCACCAAGTCTGTCACCTACACCACCAGGAGCGTACACGGTCAAATCGGGAGATACTCTGTCAGCTATTGCAAGTCGTTTAGGCACGACAGTAGAAGAACTTGCACGTAAAAACCAGATTGGCAACGTTAATCAAATTCAAATCGGACAGCAAATACGGAGGTAATATTAATGCAATATAAACAGCAGCCTCTTGTAGATGACAATGAAATAGTGCAAGACGGTTATGGGGTGACCCAAGGGTTTATATCAAATGCAAACCCACAAGATTTCTTGGGTCAGTACATCGGGAAAGCAGGCAATACACGACCAGGGGGGATGTTAATCGGTGCAGACAAGTTTGAAAAGTACGTTATGGGGGAAAAATGAATTTACCTGAAAGCATCAAAAAACTACCAGCCCAGCTGAAGAAAAGCAGCAAACTCCATAGTGAGCAAGCTGAAACAGTACAAAAATTCTTAGACGACTACATCAAAAATAAAAAATGATTACACCGGTTTTGCTTGCATGGTCACTTAGTTGCTCTCAATATCACGGGGCAATTAAACGACTGTACGCAGACCCATTTTTTGCAAAGCCTGAGAATCGAGAAGAAAGACTTGACTTACACTATTTCTTTAAGAGTAAAACCTGGCCTGAGTGCCTAGAGCTAGAGGTTTGAAATGGCAGACAAAGCAATTCAAAAAGACGGTTCTACTAAACGCTACCTGCCTGAAAAGGCATGGGCGTCTTTATCCAAAAAAGAAAGAGAGGAAACCGATGCCAAAAAACGAGCCGGAAGCCGAAAGGGGAAACAGTTCGTTTCCAATACAGAAAAAGCAAAGAAAGCAGGGCGTGCAGCCCGCCGCTACAAAGATCAAAAGAAAAAGTAAAAAACTTGTAAAAAAAGCCATCAAGAATGCACATCTTTATAGCCGTGCTGAAATTCTCTACTTCAAGATGTGGCTTGAATTAAAGAAGCAGGCGAAGACTGCTAAGATCAATAAAGATAAATAGGAAAATAGTTGGATGGCTGTAGACGCGAAAGCCAGACTCAAAGAAATTATTGATTCCTATCTCGATAAGGATGGGGGTTCCCATATCGATACGGGTATCGTTGCGTCTCACCTAGCCCAGATGAAACTGTTCGGCATCCGACAGGGCGTCGAATTTTTTCCTGCGCAAGACAACTTTGGAAGTCAGCGCAAAGATTTTGTTGACCGTGTAATCAAATATAACCAGCTGGATACACGCCTGGATTCTGTCTGGGATTACTTCTTGTGTGATGGACAAGGGATGTTTTACATCCGTCCTACACAAAACAACTACCGTCTTTATTATTTCCGCCGTCACGAATATCGAAGTTTCTACAACATTGACGGTGAGCTAGATGAAGTGGTCATCATCTACAGCTATAAAGTCCGCCAAGGACTTGGTTACCAGCAGGATATTGAGTCTGACACGATTTCTGGTCCAGCAGGTATGGGTCGTGGTGGCGTCAAGCGTTATATTCGTCTGTCTATTAAACGTAAAACCATCGAGGAAACACACTCAGAAGGTGAAATTTCATTCGATACTAATTACCAAGCCATACAAGGCAAGACTAAAACATTTAAAAATTCACTTGGATTCATTCCTTGCGTTGAAATTTTTAACAACGCTAAAGGATTTTCTGCAGAAGGTGTCGGTGAATTTGATGCGTTAGCAAACCATATTTGTACGCATGATGACATGATCCGCACAATGCGGAAGAACGTAACCTTCTTTGGGAATCCTACGCTACTTTCTTCAAGGCCAAAAACTGATTTAATGGAATCAGGTGGAGATGCTGTTGTCCAGCGTCCATCTATTGCAGCTAGTTCAGGTTTTTCTGGCCCCGGTGCTTTAAGCCAATCTCGGTTTAAATCAGATCCCGTATCCCGTGGAGTAGATGGTCAGATCCGAGTACCGCGAGTAATCGCAAACTTGGAGCCGAATGACCGTGTTGGCTATATCGTTCCTGACGCGATTACCGGTGACCAAAACTCTTTTGCTCGACAGTATAGGGAAGAAATTCGTACTGCTCTTGGCGGTGTGGATGAGCTGTCGATTTCTGCTGGTGTTACTGCAACTGAGTACAAATCCCTATTTGGGCGCGTCGCCGCGACATCCAAGAAAAAGAGCAGTTCAATTTACACGTACGGAATCTGTCGTTGCCTTGAACTAATTATTTTCCAGGAAGAAAAGTTATTCCGTGAAAGTCTTGCTGCTGCTGCAGGCTTAGAAAAACCTCTTGAATTACCTGAGACGGCAGGTGCAGAAGATATTGCTGCCTATGAAGAGGCAATGGAGATGTTTGAAGAGCAAGTCAAACAGTTAATGATGGCTTGTCTTGAAACACAACAAATTCCTCCAGGTGTTTTTGGTTTAATTCCTGATGGCGATGTCACCATTCAATGGCGTTGGATGGGTCCTGTCTACGAAGATTCAACCCAAGATGTATTAAATAACTCCATTGTTGTACGAAATCTGCAAGAATTAGGTGTTGATAGCATTGAGGCACTGAAATACCTCTTCCCCTCAAAAACGGATGAGGAAAGGGCCGCGATGCTATCGGGGTTCCCATTCAGAATGGTGAACGAATTGCAGGGTGCTTACTCTCAATTTGCCCGCCTTGTGGGGGGAATGATGCAGACCCCTCACCCGCAATCACCGGATTTACCGATGGCTGCGGATCCCCGATTGGATTTAACCCCATATCTGTATCGCACCTTAGAAGCCTTACAAAAGGAGATGAGTTATGCAGGACGCTACCGTCCAATCGACCCCACAGACGAGCCAAGTACCGTCAGCCGTCGCTCCGAGCAGCTACGTGGCGGCAGCACCGGCGGCAGCTCCGGCACCGGCAGCGGCTCCAGTGGCTTATCAGGTGGGTACGAGCTACCCCCAAGCGGTACCTCAGGCAGCCCCCAGCTACCAATCAGCCCCTACGCAATCCGTCCCCCAATCCCAACCGGAGACGCAGAACAGCCCCTGGGAATCGGCGTTCAACAAAGTGGTGGGTCTGCTGAGTCAACCAGTCCAATCCCCGTTCCAGGCTCAACCGTCTCAAGCGCCGACAGCATTTACCCCGGCGAACTACGGACAACAGAGCGCCCCGGCTACGCAACAATCGGCTCCGCTGACTTGGTCTCCCAGCCAGGAATCCTCTCCCAACTCTTCCCAAACCTCCTCGAATCTCTCCTTGGAGCAGGTGGCGGACCTGGTGGGGATGAGCGCAGACAGCCGTCAGGTGATGGACGCGTTCGGGATCGAGGCTCCCGCTCTTCTGAACAACTACGCCGTCCAACTCGAAGGGATGGTGGACGAGGCCGTTCAGTGGGGAAACAAGGCCGCTGAAACCATCAAAGGTTACGCCGACTTCGCCGTCAACGAGCACCAGGAGAACCTCGCCTATAACGAGATTCTGACCAACCCTGATGTTCTCAGCGATTACACCCTGAAGTTCTTCGGCCCTGAAGGTCCGTACCCTGTGTACGAGAACGAAGGTCAGTTGGAAACCCAAGGTTATCCAACCGCCCCCGTTGAGCAGAATGCAATGGCCCAAATCGGCCAGCAGATGCCTGCTCCCCCTCAGGCAGCAGCTCCCCAAGCCCCTGAAAACTTCTGGGGTTCTTTCAGCGAGCAAATGGCCCGTGATCCCCAGAACGCCTGGCGGACTCTGAACCAGGCTCAGCCTCAAACTGTTGCAAACAAACTGTTTGTAATGGAGTGATAGTTAGCCGGTAATTTTCTTAAATTATCGGCTGCTAAAATTTGTGTTAGATAAGACATATCAATATGTCTGAATCTTTCATCCGCTAAACATTCCCTGCGACACTGGAGGATAAACTAAAGTGTTCATTGATAACGACTTTCCAAAGATTCTTGGTGCGGAGCTGTATCGCCCCCACCCTGCTTACATCGCGGAAATGGCGGTTGAGCCCGTGGTCGTCCACGACTTCACCCGTCAGCCCGGTCAGACCGTTCAGTTAGACCGCTACAAGTTCTGGGGTACTCCTGGTACCAAGGACAGCCGTGAGCGCATTGCTGACCAGACCATTGGCACCGCCAACAGCCGCAACATCACCAAGGAGAAGGTGCTTGTTGTGCTTAAGGAGTACACCGGTCCTGCGGACCCGGGTGATGCAACCCAGCCCAGCACCTTCAAGATTGCTCGTGAAACCCTGGTGACCGCTCAGCGTCTCCTGCTGGATTCCGGCAACCTGAACATGTTCCACCAGAGCATCGGTTCTCTGACCCTGCTCGACGACTATCGCCGTTGGCGTGACCGCGTCTTCATTGACGAACTGTCCAAAGCTGAAGCAAACGGTGCCGCCTCTACTTCTCAGGGTGGTTACTACTTCGCTGGTGGCAAGACCAAGGATTCCTCCGGTCGCGTTTCCTACACCGCCGATGAGTACGGCACCCAGACCCAGCAGTTCTCTGTCAAGACTGACCTGCTGACTGTTGTTAAGGACCTCCGTAAGCGTAACGTTCCTACTTACGCTGATGGCCTGTATCGCGCCATCGTGGATCCCACCTTCATGATGCACCTGCGTCGTGACAGTGACTTCCGCGAGATCGCCCGTTACGCTGGCAATCCTGGTCAAGGCATGTACATGGGCAACCCCATGATGCCTAACAACTCCAGCTTCTACATGGGTCCTCAGGCTGGTCAGGCCTACTTCCTGGCTGGTGAGCCTGTGATGCCTACTGGCGTCCAGTTTGAAGGTGTGAAGTTCTTCGAGTCCACCAACTTCCCGACCAAGAACGTCACCTCTTCTTTCGATGGTGGTAGCAACTACTCTTCCAGAGAAGTCGCCCAAGGTTACTTCTTCGGTCCTCAGTCCATCGGTGTTGGTATCGGCGGCCCGAACGCTCAGGTGCTGATCAACAACAACGATGACTTCAGCCGCTTCATCATCCTCATCTGGCAACTGTACGCTGGCTTCGAGATCCTGAACAAGGACTTCGTGACCACTGGCTTCAGCTTCGTCGAGGACGACGGCTCTATCTGATCCTTATAAATAGATAACTCATCTAGGAGAAATAAATGTCTTATTTGTCGGCTAAGAAAATCTACCCAGGTAACTGGGCAGAACCCCTGAACGGTTGGTACAAAAACATTGATACCAACGACAGCGGTAGCAACGACAAAACCAAGGGCGGCCCCACTTCGGTGCTGGCCGTTCCTGGTTATCGTTACTTCCAACAACGCGGTTATGTGGCAGTTCCTTCTGCCTCCGGCACCGCCGTTACCGCTACCGGCGACGTGATCGTTCCTTCCCCCTATCGGAATGACGACACCCGCACCGATATCACCGGCATGGTGATTTCTGGCAGCAGCACCATCCCTGCTTACGTTTATCGCGCCACCGTTTCTGTGGCTTCTGGCTGGGGTGATGGCCGCGTTGCTTCTGGCGTCTACGCCGCTACCGGCAACGTGATTTCCTTCTGCCGTGACAGCAGCGGCCCTGTGTCCGCTAATGGCGCTGGTGAAGGTGTTGCTCAGGCCAACCTGACCTCCACCGCTGCTGGTGTCCGTGCCGGTGAAATCTACTTCGCTGGTGCCTCCGCTGCTTACAGCTCTCAGCCCTTCCCCACCGCTACCGGTGCTGCTGGTCTTGCTACCGGTGTGATCCACAAGCAGATCACCGCTGCTACCACCTTCAAGGTGTTTGCTCGCGCCACCGTGACTGGTACCTCCACCTCCGGCGGTTTCTACATCTCCGATGCAGATGCTGATGCAAACCGTAAGGGCTACCTGGTGACTGAAGTCTGCTACCTGCAGCCTGATGAAGCACCTGGCTACGAGGATATTGAAGCTTATATCCCCGCCCGCACTGTTAGCTGATTGAGGTAAACTAGGACCAGAAATAAAATCTGGTCCTTATGCTTTATCAGCACAAAAAGACGGGAACTCGTGTAAAGATTGTCAGTGAGTTTGATAATGGCGATTGGTTCATGGTCCAAGACCAAGACGATCGCATTTTCACCGCTTACAAAAGCGAGTTAACACCTGACGAGCCCGCTACCAAAAAGGTAAAAACTCTTCAGGTAAAAGATAAAGCAGCAAAGGAAGAACCCCGTAACTTCCCGCCTGATACTCGCCTCAATATTAACGGGGCGACTGCACAGATGATCGCAGATCATATTAAGGGCATCGGCCTTAAAACAGCCAGGGAGATCAAAGATCTCCAGATGTCCTTATCGGGTGAAAGATTCAATAATCTCGAACAACTAAAGCAAATCAAGCGTGTTGATTGGGATTCTGTTATTGCTGCTGATTTGATTAGAGTGTAAGGCTTCTTCCCCGGGCAACCGGGGTTTTTTATTGATTACATCAATTTATAATTGAATGACGCGGAGGCTTTGTAGTGCAGCTATCTGACTTTGATAAAAGTAGGGTCAGGTATCACCTGGGCTACTTTACAACTTCTGTCCCAGCGGGTGATTATGCCCGTTTGGAAGAAGCTATGAATACCATTCCGGATTCATTCTTCTACGACAAAATTACCATTCAGATTGGCCGCTGCGACACTGCAGAAAAGAAAACTGAAGTCGCTGATTCCCCTTCTACCAGAATTGAAACGATCCTGGGCGACGTGGATCGTACGATTAAGTCCAGCAATGCCAAGGAGGCGTTGAAGGTATGGGATGAGATTTACCTGTACGAAACAAATCGTTTAGCAGGTATTCTTTACGTTCCTAATTACAAAGATCCTTTCCAGGCACGTTATCGCTACGAACGTTCTGGTGCGGAGTTTATTCAAGCATTACCTGGCCCAGCAGACACTGCTGTTGGTTCCAGGATTTATTTAAATGAGGTGTGGAGATAATGGCACAAATAGGTCAGTTATCGCCCACAGATCGGGCTGCTTTTTTACAAACCTCTAAAAACTTAGGTCTAAGCCCTTATGAATTTGGAGGTCTAGTCCAGTTGGAATCTAGGTTTCAACCAAACATCATAGGAGGAGCAGGAGATAATTATCGGGGCTTGATTCAGTTTGGTCCTGGAGCTAGGCAGGAAGTAGGGCTTCCTTCCAAGGACATGACTATTGCTGAGCAACTTCCGTATGTTGAACGTTATTTTCAACAACGGGGCTACCAACCAGGCATGGGAATTCAAAAAGCATATGCAACTGTTTTAGGCGGTAATCCGGACGCAAACATCCATTACAAGGATGCGTTTGGAACCAGTGTTGCAAGTGCTGTTCCTCGGATGCAAGAAGGCGGAGATCTTTATAAAACAGCGCAACAAGTCTTAGGACCATTAGAAGCCCAAAACTATGGAGGAGCAAGTGCTGCCGCTGGCGGCCTTGACATGAAAAGTGATGAAAGACAATCTAAGCCTGTTCGATCCTCTGTTGCTAGGGCTCTTCTTGGTCAATCTCTTGGTTTGGAAACTAAGCCGGAACTTACTAAGAAAAATTCGTTAGCAAACTCCTTACGGGACTCTGTACTTCAGTCAGTTCTTTCTAACGCCATGAATCCGTTTGGAGGAATGCTCTGATGTCTAAAACTCAAGACTTCTTAAACGAATACATGGAAGAATATATTTCTTCTATTCAAGGCCCTGGAGAAGCCATTAAAACGCAGATATCCAGTCCTGCCAGTATGAGTAAGGTTTTTAATTCTGTAAGCGAATTTAAAACCCAAAAAGCACCTAATGCTTTTGAAGACTTCTTGGTCCTACAAAAAAATCCTGAGGCATTAACGCAAAACATAGTGATGCAAAATTCACCAGGATTTGTTAATGCGATGGCTATGTTTGGTGGCTAACGCTATAATTAGAAAAAAGCAGCATAGTTAGAAGTGTCTAGTACCTCCACCAATAAACAGCCGCTTCTTGTTGACCGGCCTTTATTTGATTCAGTTCGCGTAACTACACAGACTGTCGGCAGTGCATCTACCAACACGGTATTTGTACAGGGTGGTCAGGCACCGTCCATCCTGGTGGATATGGACGCTGCTTTAAGCGAAGATAACAATAACGGCGGTGTTGTTGAATCCATCACGATTACGCGCAACGATTATTATCGCGATGCAGACTACGTTGTTTCTAGTGGCACATCTGGCACTGTAGTTTCTGTACAAAGCGGACAGATCGTTCTTTTATTTGATACGGATGTGTTGACCAACGGCACTGCCAGTGGCTTTGGTTATTACACCTATACCGGAGCCGCAACACTTACCGGTGTAAACACCGCACTTAATTATTCAGGTGGCATTGCTTCAGGATTTACTTACCAAGGCGTTGGTTACGGTTATCAACCAGAAGTAACCTTTGTGTTCTACCACACCCGTGGAACCACTACACCGATTCCCGCATCCGGTGACTATAAAGTACTCTTCACCAAGCAAGTACCTGCTAACACGACGTCTGTTAATTGTTCAGATGTTATGCCTGAACTAGCTGTCCCAGTGGTATCAGCAGGTAACACCACTGGTCTGGGAAGCACTGCACCTCTCCGTAACAAAGGCATTTATTTAGAACGGGGTGATCGTATTTACGTTGGTGTTTTCCCTGACGGTCCCAATCCTTCTGGCTATACCCCTGGTGCTCACATCAGTGCGCAAGGCGGGTTCTTCTAAACATGGCTAAAAGAAGCGGAAGTTCTTTCGGTTCTTTCAATAAAACACAAGACTTCAGTACAAATAGAGTACTGCCTATCCGGACTGAGTTTTCTCAAGGCTCTGTTCCGGACTCTATTTATAGCGCCAACAGAGAATCTGCTTGGTCTAGATGGCGTAGAGGTTTTGAAATCTATGCCAATAGCCTGTATGACGAAGCGTATTCATATACCTTTAACTACCTTATTCCACTACCACCAGGAACAGTTTTACCTCCAGGTGTGAACCCGCCGCAAGTCCCCGGTATTTGCCAAGGATTTCCAACGAAAAACAAAGAACTTGGCATGCATTGGGCAGGTGTGCGTGTTGGTGGAAGCCTTAGGTTTGACAACTTACGAGGTGGTGGTGGCGTCACTGCTTCCATTAAAGCCGTGACGGAAGATGAAGATTTCTGGTATGTAGAACTGAACGGTGGTTGGGATGAAGATACACCATTGCCACCTCCTTTGTTTATTCCTCCTGTCGTTGTAGGAGGCAGAGAGATTGTTCCAAAACAATACCCAATCAACGGCGAAATCTTAGAAGATCGTGTTGTTGAGGTTGGTGGTGCTCCTATAACAGCAGCAACTATTGACCCCGCCACACAAAAACGATACGGCTATATTCAGGCAGTTTTAGTCGAAACAGACGAAGTAAAGGGAATTTTAAAGCTCCAAAAGCTTGGTTCTGTTGAAGCTACTCCGGACGGTGTGTTCCAAACACCAGCACGTGAAGACCCTCATGTTGGAAGATTTTTAATTACAGGGACAAGATACTGTTGCTCTTGCCAAGATTTTTCAAGACGTGATTACTATTTCATGTCTCAGCTTGGTGCAACAAACAAAAAAGCTTTCCCTCGAACTAATGTTGCGACGCTGCGCCCTGGCCGGTTTGAAATCATGACCGGTACAGAAGGTAATGCAAACGCGGTTAACAATAATGCAATGACTAGCGCACAGCTGGATCGACAGATGGAAATTCGCGCACCATCTGCACAATACAATATCCCTCCACAAGTTACACCGAACAGCTCAACTGTCCGTGGAACTACCCGTGACAACCCGGGGGTATTCCGGTCGTTTGGTGGACGTTACCTTCGCAATAACCCGTTGCCTTCATTGGAGGGAGCTGTTGCAGAAGGACCTCCTCTATACAGGGATTATAAAACTGTCAAAAACGAAGACGGAAGTTTTACGATCACGGAGCTAACTGACTTCTGGACACCTTTGCTGGATGAGATGCGTTATTGCAAACACATCTATGCAATGAAGTTTGCTGAAAAAGTTTTTCCACCAGAACCTTCAGATCTTCCTGTCGCCATGGGAAGTATTGTTGAATGGGAACGTGATCTTGTTGAAAAAACAAACCGAGAGAACCAAACGGCTGCGTACGAATTGTCAGTTCGCGGTTTATCCAAAATGGATGTACCTCCATACAATTGCCAGGCACCAATGATGATGCCAATGTTCCAAAAATTATTCAACGTTCCATCTACGTTTATTTTGATGGAGGGTTTTAGAATGTATGACAAGAATGGTAAAGAATACAATCCATCTGAAAACGAAGGACCGGCGACTTAAATGGCTGATTTTGGTGAGATTGTAGACGGTACGTTTGTACTTTCTCCAGAGCAAGTTGAAACACGTAAGTATGGCTTTAGTGATATTAAAGCCAGCGGTATCCCAACGATTTATCATGCTGGTGATGTTGTAAATCTTCCTTATACAACAGGGGAAACCTCAACCATTGAAGCGATTGGCTTGGCTTGGTCAGCTTTTTCAAGCGGGATAGGACCTGCTTAAAACTATTTTTGCGGATGAAGATCAAAGTTGATACGATTCAACTAAGACATCTTTAATCATCTACGTGAAAAAATTTCTTGCATCCGTTTTAGCAGTTGCTGCATTAACGACACCTGTTTTTGCTGGAGAAGAGAAAGTTAAAAGGTGGCGCAGCTTTGATTCTGTGGGCTGCATGATGCTGCGGGAATGCACTGAGGATGTAGAGCGGATAAAAACCTGGTCAGACCTAGGCCCAGAATACGCACTTGCAGGATCCGAACTAGACGGAATTATTGCAGCACTAGACAAAATCGGCGCAGGAATTTTTGTAGCCGATGAAAAATATTTTGCAATGAGGATGCGCGGTGTTTATGACGTTCGTTTAAACAACATCTTTTTGAACAAGTTCTACTTGGATCAGCCCACCAAGATGATTCAGGTCATTCGCCATGAAGCATGGCATACCGCACAAGACTGCATGGCGGGAACTTTAGACAACACGTTTACAGCTTTGATTTTCCCCGAGGAAGATGTCCCTGACTGGATTCGTAGAGGAGCAGAGCGGACGTATCCAAAAAACGTATTGCCTTTTGAAGCCGAGGCAATGTGGGCAATGTATGTAGAAGAGAAGACCAAAGACGCCTTAGAGGTTTGTGCGGGACCCCTGAAAATGTGGGAGCACTACACCCCTACCCCTTTAACAGGCGAGTGGCTGAAAGACAAGGGATTTATGAAGGAAGGTTAAAACAAAAGATTTGTTACTGATTGTATAATCTTATTAAGTCTCATGGGACTTATTAAGGACTTCTGTACTCGCTCGCGGTTCCTGCTCCGGATGACTATTGTTCTGGGACACTAACCAATACAGTCATGACACATACCCCTCCCAACGACCAAACCATCGTTGATGAGTATTTTAAACTACGAACGAATCGAAGACGCAGCCGACTAGCTTGGCTGTTTGGTATGATTGCGACCTATGGCCTTACTCCAGACGCCCTAGAAGGCTTCTCTTGGGGGCCTGAGGCCTCGATCCACATACAAGGCAAACGCCGCCCTGTAAGCCCTGTACACCCTCAATGGGCTATAATTTTCAGGCTAAAAGAAGAGCAGCCCCGCAACTGGCAGGACTGCTTGCAATCTCTGTCTGAACAGTTGTACTGCGCAATGGCGTATCAAAAGGTAGGCGTAAACATCACCGACCTTCTGCTATCGCATCAACTGCGGAAACGTTTGTATCGATCCGTCAAGCGGCCTCGGAAAGTACTCCGACATCTTGCAAGTGTTTCTTGACAGCAACAACGTTCCAGCGGTAGCTGTCACGCGAAAACGTGTTTGAAAAAGCTGCAAAGTGCGGCCCGAGCTTCAGTGTGCCGTCGTCGCGGTACTGAAAAAGAGTTTTGCGATCAAGGCCCAGGATTTCACCTGCCTTATTGGCAGATACCCATGAAGACTTGGAAGCCATGCTGTGTGAGGCGTGGATACTTCATCACGGTATAAACCCTTACTGAGGTGTCAAGCGACTTCAGAAAGTCTTTATCTGTTTGTTTTGAAGTGTAAATATCTACTCGTAGAATTAATTAACGGCAACTAAAGAGTATGTTCAATTGTGAACAGGATCCCCTTTCCCTGCTCATTGAAATCACTCCAAAGTTAGCGAAACGACGTTATCGACAATCAATATACGAAGCCTGGGACCACTGCTGTGGATACTGTGGCGAAGAAGCAACAAGTTTAGATCACATCGTACCAAGGTTTAAATCCGGCTCAAACAACAGGAACAATCTGGTTCCGGCCTGTCGTCGCTGTAACCAGAACAAAGCTTCCCACGATATGGAGGAATGGTACCGGAAACAGGCTTATTTCTGTCCTGACCGACTAGCCAAAATCGTTACATGGCAAGAACAGGAGGTTATCGACATCTTTGTTTATAATAATGAGATTGAGTCGATAAACCTGGCGGCAGGATAGTGGGTCTTTATTACGATAGCTCCAAAGGATGGAAGCTTAAAAACGAAAAAACCAACTACAAAACCGACTATCGGACTAATTATCCTACGGACCTAACAAAAAAAGAAAAATATAAAGTAGAAAAGTGTAGTGGATGGTGGATTTTCAAGCGTTGCTGGAAAGAAACAAGAACCAGAACGGTTCCCGATACGAAGAAAAACCGGGAAAACACAATAAAAAACAGTACAAACAAAAAAAATAATAAAGAGAATAAAGCGTTAAATAAAAAAAATACTGCACTTAACGATGCCTATAAAACTACTTTGTCAGCTGCCAATAGCACGAAAGGTGGTGACTATGTAAAAAAACGGGCGCTAATTCGTAAGGTTGGAGGGGTCGATAAAAAAGTCCTCAACAAACTAGAAGATAGCTATAAAGATTTTTACCGAAAAGAAAAGCTAAAAACTTGGGATGTCAGTAAAGGAGCAAAACCTCCTTATGGAACTTTTGATCCAAAATATTATGGGAAAACAAACCCCACTGTTGCAGAAGCTTGGAAAGCCGCAGTTGCAGACGATGACATTGATATCACCGAACGGTATGGAAGCAGTGGTGGGTACTATTTAGGCCATTACACAAATCAAGGCAAAGCTGCGGGCAATCGTGGCAATGCTGCAGAAGAACTTACCGCTGCCAATATTTATTCCGAAAAGCCGACTGATAAAGATTTTGAAGACATCCGTACACTTCAGCTTGGTGTAGACACTGGTTCGCAAACTGATCGTCTGTTGCGCGTGCCCGAAGTTGCCGCTCAATGGGAAAAAGCAAAACGAGATGATCCTTATTGGGAAAAGCTAGCGAAAGAAAACTTTTTAGATGTTACTAAAAAGGATGATTTTGTTGCGTTATTCCGCTTGTCCCAACGCCAAGAAGATAAAGACGTTAAGTTTAAATATGCGATGGAGGCCGGTCAACCTACTGGCATTACTGACTTAGAAGACGCGATATCCACTGCCGTCGGCTCTAAAGCCATAGTTGATGTTAAAAAGTTTGGTGCGTTAACTCAAGATGTTTTAAAACAGACAATTGCGGAAATGAATAAAGCACGCCAGCAAGAACAAATGCTGGATCTCTATAAAGGTTTTAGTGGCTTTAGTGAAATTACCGGTATCAATCAAACACTAACTGAAAGTATCTTGGGGGATACAGGCGTTGGCGGTATCCTGTCTTTCACTGGCGGCGGCAAGGCAGAGGAATCCTTGGAGAAAAGTCTGCAAAACATTACTGGTGTAAAGAACGAAGCTACATATAACTGGCAACAGTGGTTTGATAACACCTTAAAAGAACGTTATCAAGATGACCTAGAACTTGGATATACAGTAGATAATGCAGAAGAAAAAATTAAAATTGAAGGTGATTTTGCACGTCAATTTATTGATGATTATTTGAATCCTCGTTTTAATACTTCCCGTTCTATGGACGAGTTTGTTGAGTATCTCGACGTTCGTCAAGAAGAACAGAATCCTTTCCAAACACAAGATATTGTCAACGCTACTTCTCAGGTTGCAGATATTCGTGCCCGTAAATATCTTGATGACCTCCGTGGAGAAAGCGCACGTGGCTTTGATCCAACGTTCTATTTTAATCCCACAGGGGATGCTGGTAGAGCTACACGATATGCAGAACAGTCAAAAATTGTTAATGAGGATTGGGAAAAGTTCCAGAAAAAAGATCCATATTGGACACAGCAAGCTTATCGCTTTGGTGTTGGACCTAATGATAAAGAAGGATTTGCCAGAATGCATTTCCAACTGGTAGGACAGAACTTTAAAGATAAGGACGGAGATCCAGCTCCATTCGATCCCGCAGAAGATATTGTGAACGCTTCGAAGGTCAAGGATGAAATCTATAAAAATATTCTTCCTGCTTTGGAAAAAGAAGCTCTTGAACAAGGATCAGTCTTTGGGCAATTTGTCACTCCAGAAGAATTTGCTGACGAAGTTATAAAAGGATTAGACCCAGAAAATCAGGAGGAGTATGAAAAGGTACTGAAGCAATACGGACTTGACGACTTCGCTGGAAGTATTGAGGAACTAAAAGATTACATTGTCGAAACTTTACGCACCGGTTCTGCTCAACAGATCCGTGAAAATATTAAATATCTAAACGAAAAACGACAGGACCCAACACAAGCAAAACTTGGCATTACTTACATTGATCGTCCCGAAGATTTCAAAAATGAACAAGCTAAGCCTGACACTGAATTATATAAAGTTTTTCAGAAGGCAGGCTACCAGGGCACAGAAGATGACTTCTATACCAAGTTTTTCCCTGATTTAGAACGTTCAGAGCAAAAACTGTTAACCGTAGGAGGCCGTGATGAAGCCTTGAAAACCACTAACCTTGACTTCAGTGACCCGTTTGCATCCCTTGGCACAATTCAAAGTTTCTTTGATGCAGACGAAGCGGATCAACAAGACTCCGATAGGGATACAACTAAAAAAGATAAAAGTTACTTCAACTTAAACTTAGATGATGACGATGATGAGGATTACAAGTCCAAGCGTGGACAAGAGATCCTCGGAGAATTTACCTCGATGTTTAAAGGTTTCTGATGGCTGATAAACGCAAAAAAGCAGCAAAAGCAGCCAAGCTTGCCAAGGACAAGATGGCTTGCAATAAACCTAAAAAGACTCCGGGACATCCAACGAAGTCACACGTCGTAAAAGCTTGTAAAGACGGAGAAGAAAAAATCGTCCGCTTTGGTCAGCAGGGTGTAAAAGGCGCTGGCAAGAATCCGAAGACAGCCAAAGAGAAAGCACGTAGGAAGTCATATTATGCTCGACATAATGCACAGGATAGTAAACCTGACAAGTTTTCTGCCCGTTATTGGAGTCACAAAGTCAAATGGTAAGCGTTGAGATGGAAATGTCCATCGAAGATTGTCAGGTTTTATACCAGGCAGTCTGTGATGCTCTTCAACACTGGCCGGGTTCTCCTGCCAGGCCTAAAGAACAACAGGAAAAATTTAGGCAAATGAAGTTCTTCCTGTTTAGCATTATGTGCGAAGCTTCTTTGGATTCATGAAAAAAGCCGACGGTTACATTCAGGCACGTCCCAAAAAAACACGTCAGGGTCAAGGAAAGCATTCAAAACCTACAGGTAACAAGAAAAAGTATCGCGGTCAAGGTAAATAATTTGTGTATGATTGGAGGTAATGCTTATTACCTCCATGGCGGATTATTCGCTAGCTGTAGAACTTATTCGTAAGTATGAAGGGTATAGCGAAAAAGCATACCCTGATCCTTCTACTGGAGAAGAGCCGTACACCCTTGGCTTTGGCACGCAGTTTTATCCGGATGGTTCTCCGGTAAGACAAGGCCAGCGATGTACGTACGAAAAGGCAGTCGAGTATTTATTCAACGAAATTACTGTTATTGAAGCGCAATTACGCAAGCTGAATCTGGGTTTAGATCCCTACATGACCCAGGCTTTGGTGTCGTTTATACATTCAGTTGGCTGGGAATCTTTCCTGTACAGCGAAGTTATTGACAATATTGAACGCGAAGATTTTCATGGAGCAACCCTGGTCATGTCCGACTGGGTCTTCGATGCAGAGCACAAAGTTATTGGGGGTTTAATTGATCGACGACGTGAAGAAGCCGAGCTTTTTCTCACTGAAATTGATCCCGAAGAAGATTATGGCACCGATATTTTACTTCGTGCTTTCCGCTATTACTCAGCTTCCAGGCATCAAGTAGGTGCGATTAGGCAGCTGGAAACCCAGATCAGTCCTTATGTCTTGGCTGAGTTTGCAAACTCATTCCGTGTCCAAGAAGACCCTTGGGCAGCGCTAACCGACTCGGAGTTGAATGCTATCTTTGACGTGTAGCCTTAGAATAACGGAAGCAAAAGAAATCGAAATGGAACGTTCTGTGGAGCCTAGAGAATTTCATTTACCACTTGAACTTCAATTTTCGATGCGGAAAGCAGAAATATGTGCCCAGGAAATGACTTGGGAGCAGCTACATGCAGCCCTATTGAACTTGTACCACCAAAGATTAATGGAATGGTATGCAATTAAGTCCCTCATGGAAGATGAAAATATCCAAATTGACTTCGATGTGCCCACCGAATTGGAATTGGCCGAGTTGGCTGTAAGTCAGATGTTCGACGCTGACGAAGATGAAGACGATGTAACTCCTTTTTGAGCGGATAAACAGACATGCTGTCTACTGAGTACCGCAAGCGGCTTGAATTCATTTGTTCACGTATTGCCGAGAAACAAGAGGTTTTGTTAGAAGACATGATCTGGGCCGAAAAATTAGCCAAGGCGAATCGTTCGGCAGCCGAGATCTTACGTCGTGCCAGGCGTTTGTCCCGAAATCCAGAGATGAAAGCAGATAGCTTGGACGGATTTATGAACGCTATGGATTTAGGAGATCCTGATCCAACAAATCACCGGACCACATTTAAGGATCCGGATGACATTGTCGAATGGTTTAGCCAAGAGAAAACAGATGACTGGCGTCAAAGAGACTGATGTGATCAGTCACCAAGTTCAATCAAGCGCTCAAGATACCACTGCGCTTTCTGTAAGCTCTCAATACCCCCTTTCTGCCGTTCTCGCCAAACGTACTTTGCCGCGCATCCTTTTAGGTACCCTCTATATTCTTCACGTGTTAATTGTGCTTCGATCGCTTCAATGCATTCAATGGATCCGGAAGTGTAGTGAGCGGGGTGGTTAACCGGATCGGAAGTTAGATCGATATCTTCTTCCCAAATTTCTTTGTGTTTTGCAAGGTAAGTGTCCCAAGGGGTTTCACGCTTTTCCTTGGCACTACGCTTCTCTTCTTCATTATCTTTTGCCCAGGGCACAGGACAAATACCCCCTGGGCAGTCAGAGATTTCTTCGTTTCCTACCGGCTCAAACCACGCCTTTTCTTCGACTGGGCCATCATTTCCTCCGACGGTGCTCCCAGATCCATCAGAATCATCTTTGACTTCGGTGAGGCTCCAGCTTCCGCTCCTTCCTCCATCGACGGAATGTATCCGGTCAATCCCGGACGCTCCATCGGTTCTGTCCCTAGATTCTTTCTTTCCATTCCCTCTTGACACAATGACAATCCTCTGTTCTGGTTGTCATATAAGGGTACATCATTTTCTTCATTAGCGATTGGCTGACCGAAATCCATTTCGGAAACCATACGACATTTAACTTCGTCTTCGACGAAAGAATCTAAGAAGCCGACTGCGTCGAGCATGACTATAACCCGCGTTGATTTATTGCTTTTACAATAATACTATGGCAAGTTTCTTTGATCCCACCTACGATCCAAGCCGCGACTCGGCGTCGTCAGGTGTTGAAGTATCTGATCTTAATCCTGAAAAGATTTACGATACGGACTTACGTCGTTTTGAAGAAGATAAGCGTTCAAACATTGAGAGCCTGAACAATAAACAAGAACGTATTGGTAAGTTTTTTAGGGCCGCCAAGAGTGCTGGTGCCTACAGACAAAGAGCTGGCATTGCAGAGCCCACAATCCGGGGCAAAACCCCCAGAAACCCAGCGATTATCGCTGGTTCAGAGTTGCCCAGCATGGGGGATACTTACGGGCCTGTGGGGAGCACTAACTACCCCAACAAGCCCCAACCGTACGCAGGTCGTCCTTACGGCTAATTAGACCTGAGAAAACACGACATTCGGGGGTTGGTGTTGATACTTACCCTTCCGATCTTGGTAGCTAGTTTGGCACGGCTCACCCCGATAGAAGAGAAGCTGTGTAATGCCTTCGTTGGCATAAATGCGATTAAAGAGCGGAGTACAGTTACTGATTTCCAATGTCAAATATCCTTCCCAACCACTTTCAGCTGGTGTGATGTTCACCAAAATACCTGACCGTGCATAAGTAGATTTACCGACTGCTACTACAGTTACATCACGAGGCAGTTTGAGACGTTCCATGGCAACGCCCAAGCAATAACCAAAGGGAGGCAGCAGAAAATATTGGCCCTTTTCATCTTCTAAAAGCTCTGTAGGACGGAGAATTTCAGGGTTGAAATCCTTAGGATCCGATTCGCCAATATCAATACGTCCAAAAACTAAGCATTGCTCAGGGGACAAACGGATGTCGTACCCATAAGAACCCAAGCCGTAACTAAGTAACTTCTTACCGTCTTCTTCGCTAACCAACTTATCAGCGAAAGGAGCAATCATCTCCTTTTCTTCAGCCAACTGCTTGATTTCCCAGTCTGCAAGTACGCTCATCGCAACAATTAATCGTACTTCAGTATAGGTAACTCAACAAAGAATACGTCCTTTTTCTGAGTAGATATCAATGAAATTTTCGGTAGCTTTTGTTGAGTCACCGATAGGTGGCAGATAGACCAAAAAGGATGTACACGTTTTCTTTTTACTGATGCCTTCACTTGTGTTCCGTACAAGAATCGGCGCAGTTTTTAAGATACACATTGGAAAATCAAATATCTTTTGTTCGTAACGAAACATGTCAGGACAGTTTGTAAAATACAAGCCTTCTTTTATTTCCCTTGCCAACCAGCAGCGGTACATCTTTCTAAACCAAACTGCATGGGAAGAAACCAAAGTAGGAGACGATGCACGTGTCATCTTCCAACGATCATTTTTTTTATCCCAAAAGTAAGTGCCTCTTGGTGGAAATAAGTATGCACTCCCGTGCCATTGTTGTGCATTCAACCCATCATCAGACGGTGTGAAATATTGAGCAGCTTCGACGTAAGTATTGGCAGTTTTGGAACTAGCCACGTCAAGGTCAATGCCATCCATCAAAGCGTGGGCAGCAGTGACCAAGTCGTAATTAGTAATTAATTCAATATCTTCTACACGCTTTCGAATATCTTGGATTGCCATCAGGAATCAGTAACCAAGTTATAGTCAATTTCAAAATAACGCATTCCGTCAGCATCGTTGATGATATAACCCGCTTTTTCAGTAGGGTCTATCTTCTGTGCAGCGGCCAGAATACGACGAAAGCTTTCTGCAACATCACCGTCATTCTTGCCTTCGCATTCTTCTTGCGCTGCATGAATTTCTTTCAGCGTCAAAAAGAACATTGAGCGTTCTTTGTTTTGTGGTTGGAACACCATCACCCCTGGACCTTCGTATTCCCACATCTTCATATACTGCTGACCCATGTCACCAAGAATAAACTTGATTGTGGTGTCCAGCATTTGTGCTTTTTCTGTATCCATATCGGGTCCGATGATGGATGCAAGCAATTTTTCGCGACGGCTCATTTTTCTAAAAGTCCTTGACGGTGCAGTGATTCCAATAACTTAGGCATCGGCTGATATAAGACAACCATTTTACCTAGAACGCCTCTTCTCTTTACTAATTTTCCTTCGGCATCCCGAACCTTATCAAATTCACCTGAGCGAATCAAATATTCAGCCACACAACGTAATCTACGTTTCAAGGGAAGTTCTGCTTGAGGAAATTTCCCACAGATAGTGTCTGGTTGCATGTCTTGAAACGCCAGACGAAGACGATTTGCCAGTGTCATTCCGGAATTTGCGTCTTCCTCCTCATAATTTTTTAAGTTTTCTAGGTAACGACGCAGGCAATCGTCGTCAAATGACCCCATCGGCGGTAAAAAATCCGCGATTTGCAGAACAATAGACTCAGGAAGAACCTGAGTATGGTTCTCTATAGTCACTTCTGCAATATTCACGTTTTTAAAGCGATGGGCCATATCACAACTTGTCGGGACCGCTGGATTGGTACATAGGTGCGTAGCCTGTTCGGTAATCCTGCGGGGTAAATTCCCTGTTTTTGGCGAAAGATTCCACCAATTGGTTCCAGGGGATACGGATAACGGCCTTTTTCCCTGGATCAGGGCACGCATTAACGTAATGAATACCTTCAACCCAGCCTTTGCTCGGGTCTTTTCGACCCAACGCCATCCAATTTCGTAGAGTTTGGTCCGAAACATTTAATCGTCTAGCGCATTCCTCGGTTGACAGGTATTCGTCAGCGTAAGCCTGTGGGTTTAAGTAATCGGTTTCTCCGGTGGAGTAACGACTATGCCACATAGAAGCCAGAATATTACGGATCCCCTTAAGTTCCCAAGCAATATCTTCGAATCCCTTACGGATACCGTATTTCATAACAACAAAACCTTTTACTGAATGCTAGCCTTTGGGAAAAGAATTCGCTTTAAAATGGAAGAACAAGTTTCTCCTAGCCAACAACCAGACTTTCCACAAATTTCTCCTGAGCAGCTTGCTGAAATGAAGCGTATTGCCAGAGAAAGGGCGATGCAGCAGACTTTGGCAGAAAAAATGGCTACCCAACAACCCCAAAAAGTTGTTTATGTCCGTCGTAATCTTACTGTTGCTGAGCTTGTTCTTGTTGTTTTGCTTGCCTGTGGATTAGTCACTGGCGTGCAATTCAGTTGGAACATCGCAACCAATGTCTTACCACGGATTGAAATCCGGATGAAGTAAGGTATTGGACTAACGCAACTATAATTGATTTAAGGGAATTTATGTGAATAGGTAGTGGCTAATCGCAGGATCAGCGAATTACAAGAGATCGCAGGTATTGACCTAGCGGAAGCCGACCTATTTACGGTGGTACAGGTCGCTGAAGCCGACCCGGCTATTAAGAATAAAAAGCTAACAATCTCTGGGACCAAGGCGTATTTAGATATTTTCTATTTACCGAGGACTGGTGGCACGGTCAGTGGGTCCGTAACGATCCAAGAAGACCTTACTGTCAGTGGTCTTTCTACCTTATCGAGTGGTCTTAACGTCACTCAAACAGGAAATATTGAGACATTATTTGTCTCTGGTAATGCAACTATTACCGGCACGACATCAGGTACCACTTTTACTGGTACGACGATTAACGCAACAAATATTACTGCAAATGAGCTGACTGCAACAACATTCAGCATTACAACCCTGTCAGGCGTCTCTGGTATCTTCACAGACACCGTGATTGCAACCACGGGTACGATTACCGGCGCAACGGGTGCATTTACTCGAATTGTTGGTCAAAGTGGCGTTGTTAGTAATACCTTAGAAGTTGGAACAATTACTGGTGATTTCGGTGCTTTTGGTACCGTCACCGGCGTCAATATCCTTGGCACGACTCAGGTTTCTGGTGCTACCGTCACGGGTCAGGAAGCGGAGTTTACATCAGGCACCTTCCAAACCTTGCTTACTGATGGGTTTGTTACCCAAGGTGATTTAACAGTTTCGGGTACCTTTATCGCAGAGGGGTCGGGCTTCTTCTCTTCCGGTGTCAATATAACTGGCACGTTGAGTGGAACAACCGTCACCGGAACCAACGCTCAGTTTACAAACGTCACTGGCGTTAATGTTATTGGAACCACACAAGTTTCTGGTGGAACCGTTACTGGTGGATTGGCTCAGTTCACGACCTTAACCGGTGGTACTGCAGGGTTTACAACAGTTACTGGTAATACAGTCACAGGCAATACCGGTAACTTCACTTCGATCAATGCGATCACCGCTAACTTCACCACGGGTGTTATCCGTGAAGAATTAACGGTTACCGGAGACGCAGACGTCAAAGGCACATTTATTGCCGAAGGTTCCGGCTTCTTTTCCTCAGGTGTTCACATCACGGGTGAGGTCAGTGGTGTCACCTTTACAGGCACGGCTGCAGGCTTTACGACTGTCACTGGAACTACAGTTACCGGCACCACAGTCAACGCTGTTACTGGTGTTTACACCACCCTGCTGTCTGGCGCGACCGTTACCGGCAACACCCTGCAAGCCACCACTATCACCGGCGGCACTGCTGGCGTCACCACCCTTACTGGTGCAACCGTTACAGGTACTAACGCAAATTTTGCTACAGGTACCTTCGGAAACCTTTTCGTCAATGTTCATACAATTACTGGCAGCCTTACCGTTTCCGGTGATTTAGAGGTTGATGGGGACGCTAGCTTCGCGTCAGGCGTCAACGTTACAGGAACTCTAAGCGGAACAACCGTCACTGGAACCAATGCGCAGTTCACCAATATCACTGGTGTCACTGTTGTTGGTACCACCACTGTTTCCGGGGCAACTGTCACTGGTAATACAGGCCAGTTTACCAATGTCACTGGTGGAGCAGCAGGTTTTACGACTGTTACAGGTACCACTGTTACCGGTACATCTGCACAGTTTGTCGGTGGTAACTTTGCGACCAGTGTTACGGGCACCACGATTACAGGTACGACAGTCAATGCAGTAACTGGCGTTTATACAACCTTACTTTCCGGAGCCACCGTCACTGGTAATACGGGCCAATTCACAACACTTACGGGTGGTACCGCAGGCTTTACCACCGTCACAGGAACGACTGTTACAGGAACAACCGCAAACTTTGCCAGTGGTGTCTTCTCTGTACAAGCGTCAGGCGTGACAATTACTGGAACAAGCGGTCTTTTTGGGACCACGCTGCAGATTAGTGGTGCCAATGTTGCTACTACTGCAATCTCAGAAGAGAACTCAATTGTGTTTGCAATTGCCCTTGGTTAAAAGCCTTATAATTAAGGAAACTGTGATCTGTATCTATAAATAAATGGCCCGTTTCATTTCGGTTGTTAGGCAGAGTATCGGTAGCGGGTCAGGCAATGTCACTCCCGTTATTACCGGCACTACAAACTCAAGTGGTGTCCCTGCCAATACCTATGGTGTTTTGTTAAGTGTTTTGGCTTCTAACACCAGTGCCAACGCACAGAACGTAACTGTTGAATTGGTTAAGTCCGGTGCCAGTGTTACTGGTTCCTTGGTGACATCTGGTGTCGTTCCCAATCAATCTTCGCTTGAATTTTTGACTGGCAATAAAGTAATTGTCGAGTCAGAAGATGTCATCCGAGCATATGCCGGTACCGGTAACGCCGTTGATGTCACCGTTTCATACATGCTGAATTCCCAAGACAACAACATCTGATCATGCCTTATATCGGTAACGTCATCAATTCTTTTGCTGTTGAAACTGGTAATATTAATGACCAGGCTGTAACAGCATCGAAGCTTAGTGCCACCGGTGGAACCAATGGTCAGGTTCTTGCGCTTGATTCTAATTTAAACCTTGAATGGGTAGCTGATCCTGCAGGTCAGTGGGTAACGGGAGACTCCAATGTTCTCACCTATTCAGAAGGCAATGTTGGCATTGGTGTAACGGCACCAACGTCTATCTTGGATGTGCGAGATAACCAAGATGGTGATGCAGCTGAAATTAAACTTTTTAACCTTGATCAAGGTAATACAACGACTCAAACTGCTGCTTTAGTCATGACGCCCGACGTTCGGGCAAATGGAGCAGAAATTTCTGTTGTTAAAGAAAACGCAGACTTTACGGCAAATGCTGATAAGGACGTAGCAATAACTTTCGCTCCTGTTTTGAATAACGCGGCAGCTGAGCGGATGCGTATCGATAGCTCGGGGCGGTTGTTGATTGGAACGACTGCCGCAGCTACCGCAGTACCCCCATCAGAATCTACTGCTTCTCTGCTGCAAGTATCAGCAACAAACAACCCTGTTTCTATTGGATTAGTTAGATCTGATACTTCTATAACTAACGGTAACATTTTTGGCGGCATTCATTGGTACGGCACAGATACAACGTCTAACACTCCAACAATTCATGCTTCTATACAAGCTGCTGCAGATGGTGATCATGCAGCTGGAGATAATCCAAGCCGTCTTACATTTAGTACCACAGCAGACGGTGCAGCGACAGTAACCGAGCAACTGCGTATCAGTAGTGATGGAACTGTTGCTGTTACTGATAACTTAACAGTTAATGGGGTCCAGTATCCAGATGCTGGTCCGTTGAGCAATCGCAACCTGATCATCAATGGTGCGATGAACGTAGCGCAGCGTGGGACAACTCAAGCAAACGTTGCTGATAGTGCGAGCGAAGGCTACAACACTATTGATCGCTTTGGAATACATTTTGCTAACTCTGCTGGAGGTGTTTGTACAATCAACCAAAGTACTACAACACCTACTCTTACTCAAGGTAGTTTCAGTCATTCTTATCACGTAGATGTAACAACAGCTGATACTTCACTTGCTGCTAATCATTACATTGTTGTTTTTCAGTTTATTGAAGCACAGGACATAAGAAATAGCGGGTGGGACTTTACAAATACAAATAGCCGTTTGACTTTATCGTTCTGGGCAAGATCGTCATTAGCTGGAACTTACTGTTGTCACTTAAGACAAGAGGACGTTACTAGCAGATACTATACTTTTGAATATACACTTGAAGCAGACACTTGGTTACACGTCACTCATTCTGTTCCAGGGGACGCAAGCGCTGAATTTGATGACAACGCTAATGCAGGTTTAAGAGTCGGGTGGATGCTTGCGGCAGGTACAGATAGGGATAATGCTACAGCTAACCAATGGGCGACAAACATTGGAAACCCGGCAACATCTAATCAAGTCAATTTCTTTAATAACACTGCTAATGATTTCTTTTTGACGGGCGTCCAGCTGGAGGTCGGTGATCAGGCAACACCGTTTGAGCACAGAACTTTCGGTGATGATTTAGATAAGTGCAAGCGTTACTTCCAACGATATACCAATACTACTGGTTCTGCTTTTACAACAGGGATAAACGGAATTTTCAACAGTGACACACAATGTGCTCATGCATTCCCCTTCCAAAAAACAATGAGAGCCGCACCATCGTTTGCTATTAGCCAAACGAGTGATTTTGACCTTGAACCTTTTGATGAACAACCAGATTCCGCTCCAACTCTTTTTGGCACTCCGAGCACAGACATAGCTATCATTGAAGCTACTTCACCAACGTCTCGCACAAAAGGATTTGCCAGTATGTTAACAATAGATGTTGCCAATGGCTTCTTTGAATTCGATGCAGAACTTTAATTATGACTAAGCCTTACAAACTGGTTGTTAACTATCGCGGTGAAAATGCCTGCATTTTTCGGGTACATGACAACACTTCTATTCCATATTGCGAAGACAATAGGGATTATCAAGAGTATCTTGATTGGGTTGCTGAAGGCAACACACCTGATCCTGCTGACTGAAACCGAATAATTGAATTTGGAATCAGTGCTTGATAAAATAAAAACAAAAGGATTTTAAAATGGCTGTAACCACCACCTGGAACGTTGGGACTTTAGATTCCGCGCCAACAGAAGGTTCTCTCACTGATGTAGTGAAAACTGTACATTGGACTGTTTCTGCTGAAGAAACTGTCACCGTTGATGGTGTTGAAACCACCTACACCGCTTCCTCTTATGGTTCCGTCGGTCTGGAAGCTCCAGATGCTTCTGACTACACTGCTTTTGCAGACATCACTCTTTCTGGTGCTATCGATTGGGCCAAGGGTGCTATTGGAACTGATGAAGTAACAGCTCTCGAAAGCGGCTTGGCGAACAACATCGCTAAGCAAAAAAATCCCCCTATCGAATCAAAGCCCTTACCCTGGGCTTGATAATTAATCTATAATTTGTTTAGTCCTTATCCACTACCATGGCCTCTGTTCAGGAAAAGTTTGACTCCACTGTTGCAGAATTGCAAGCAACCGTTGATGAGTACAACAATGCTGCCAAAGTGATGGAAGCAGCCAAAGAAAAAGCCATTGCCCTTCAAGGTGCTGCACAAACTCTTCGGGAACTTCTTGATGATGAAGCAGCCCCTGAAGTAGTCACCCCGGAAGCCGAGTGAAGTAAAATAGGAACATATAAATAAGTTCCTATATCTAAATGGCCTACATTGGACAGCAACCGGTAGTCGGTCGTTATATCCTCCTGGATCAAATTTCAGGAGGGTTTAATGGGACGACCAGTGGATTCACAATGTCCACCGCTGGTGGTGTTCAAGGCGTAAACCCAGGCCTTGCCCAAAACGTTTTATTGTCACTAGGTGGCGTTATCCAGCAGCCCGGAGTGGATTACACCATCTCGGGCTCTGGTATTACGTTTACAACCCCACCAGTTTCTGGTACAACCTTCTTTGCTACTGTCCTTGGTGATGCGCAGTCCGTTGGGACCCCAAGTGACGGTACCGTAACTCCTGCATCAATTGCGAGCGGGTTTGATTTTGGTTTCCCTAATGTCAATGTCACTGGTGTAATCACCATTGCATCAGGCAGTGCCGCTACGCCCTCACTGTCTATAACCGGGGATGTAGATACAGGCCTATACAGCCCCGCTGCTAACGCTATTGCCGTTACAACATCCGGTAATGAGCGGATGCGTATCGACAGCTCGGGGCGGTTGTTGGTTGGAACGACCAGCGCAGTTGATTCGGGAGCCACTTCAAGCCTTCAAGTAGTAAACACCAGTACAGCCATCATTGCTCTTGGGCGCGATGACTCGTCTATCAGCGCAGGAAACGATCTTGGAGCAATAAGGTTTTACGGCAATGACGGCGGTTCGTATCAAATGTGCGCCGAAGTTATTGCAGAAGCAGATGGAGACCACGCGAATGACGATAAACCTTCACGGCTTGTATTTTCTACCACGGCAGATTCTGGTAGCAGCCCGGCGGAGCGAATGCGCGTCGGGAGCGATGGTAAAGTATTTTTTGGCAATTTTACTTCAGTTGGAGCTACTGCTTACATCGAGAAAGCAACAAGTGGTAGTTTTGAGCTAGATATTGTTGCAAGCCGGTCCACAACTACGAACCGAGATATTCGATTTTTCTCAAGATCGGATACAGAGTCGATGAGAATCGACACCTCGGGGCGGTTGCTGATTGGGACGTCTTCTGCAATCAATAGTGACAATTCTCCAAGTTTAGAAATAGTAGACACATCAACCGCTGTTTTAAGCTTTGGGCGAAACGACACAACGATCAGTGCAGGAAATGCTCTTGGCTCTATAAAGTTTTTTGGAAATGACGGCGGCTCTTATCAACAATGTGCAGAGATTACTGCAACTGCCGACCTTGATCACGCCAACAATGACAAACCAACCCGCCTAGTGTTCTCGACTACTGCAGACGCTGGTAGTAGCCCGACAGAGCGCATGCGTATCGACAGCTCAGGCAACGTTGGTATTGGTGTTTCGTCGCCCTCAAAAAGACTCCACGTTTCCAGCAGTAGCGCTGGAGTAGAAGAAGTTCAATGGCTAAATAATGCTCAAGCAGTTGGCGCTAATGTTGGAGCAGGTTTAGTTTTTACTGGCACAACAAGCAATAACGGTCTTGCGAGAATCGTAGGTGCATTCCAAGGCAGCGGAACTGGTGACGGTGGTTACTTGAAATTTGACACCAGGGCTGAGACCAGTGGCACATTAACCGAGCGGATGCGTATTGATAGGGCTGGGCGGTTGTTACTTGGTACGACTTCTGCACGCGCACACCTTAATGATGGCAGCGACTCAGGACATTTCTTTTTAGAAGGAACTACGCAAGATACAACCACCTTAGCTATTGTTAGAAACTCAGATAACGACGGTCCAGCTCACCTTGTTTTAGGTAAATCTAGAGGAGGATCAGCGAATTCGACGACTCGTGTCAACAATGGTGACACTATTGGGCACATCAATTTTGAAGGTGCTGATGGCACTCATCTAATTAGGGCGGCACAAATTTCTTGTTTGGTGGCCGGAGACCCAGGTGCAAACGATATGCCTGGGTTATTAAAGTTTTCGACTACCCCTGACGGGTCAAATGCCCTGTCGGAGCGGATGCGAATTGATCGCGACGGACGGTTGATGGTTGGGAAATCAAGCGCCGGTGTATCTAGTAGAGGCCCTGAATTTAGAACCGGAAATAATGATTATGCCGTAGTTTGTACGTCAGAAGATCATATTCCACAGGTCGTAAATCGCCTTGGTGATGAAGGGCAACTAATTCAATTCCGTCACGCTAATAGTACTGAAGGGGATATCTCTGTTTCTGGTAGTACTGTTTCATACAACGGTGGTCACTTGTCCCGTTGGTCACAACTTGCAGGAGGTGCAGCACGCATTGAAATTTTACGTGGCTCTGTGCTGAGCAACCTTAATGAGATGTGCGAGTGGGGAGAAGAAAACAACGAGCAGCTGAACCGCATGAAAGTCAGCGATGTCGAAGGTGATGCCAATGTTTCTGGCGTTTTCCAAGGATGGGACGATGACGATGACACCTACACCAACGACTTTTACTGCGCAATGACGGGTGATTTTGTTATCCGTATCGCTCAGGGCACCACCGTTGCACGCGGTGATCTGTTGATGTCAGCCGGTGATGGAACAGCAAAACCGCAGGATGATGACATCGTACGTTCTAAAACCATCGCCAAAGTGACGAGCACTACTGTCTCAACAACTTATTCCGATGGCAGCTATTGCGTGCCGTGTGTTCTCATGGCTTGTTAAGTATTTATTTAAAACCATGGTTTTTAAAATCCTAATTACCGTCCTTGCCTTGGCACCCAACGCCTTGATTGGTTACGTTTACTTCAATCGTGATGCAATCATTCAGCAACAGAAAGACGCTCTAATGAAAACATTGAGTGGTCAAATGACTGAACAACTCAGCAAACAAACCAAAGCTCTTACAGGCAACATGGACTCTTTGTTTACTGATAAAATCAAACCAGAAATGGACACCCAACATCAAGGACAACTTGATGCGCTGCCCAAGGAAACCGGCCCTGCGATTCCTTTCACAACACCGTGATCAATATTCCGGACATTGGGATACGATCCATACGGATTGTGCAAATTCCTGATGTCCACTCTTGGACACAAATTGCACCGTTAAATATTCCTCATGCACCACCAGTAACTCTAGAGATCGGCCTACCGATTATCAATATACCTGGTTGTGTTGAAGCACATGAACAGAACAATAAGTCATCCACGATCTTTAAAGATGACAGCAACGGTGTAAAAGTATTTTGTGATGCAGGAGTACCTTCATACAATCCAATCGACTACAACCCAGAGCAATTAATATACACAACCATCCCTGGCGTCCCCAATACACCAACATCTCCTCCTACCGAAACACCTGCGGTCCCTAGCCAACTACCTAGTCCTGGAGCGGGTTTTAAGCCCCCTGCACCCAGTAACGACGAAGAGGAATGCACGGAAAACTGCGAGGAGCAACCAAAAAAAGTTGAAGAAATTAAGCCGAAAGAAAAGTTAGAACTTACCGATTATTTACCTGACTTACCTACAACAACTACTACAGCAGCTATTGCGATTGTTGCGACTTCCTCTGCTCTATTAGCAAAGCCGCTTGCCGACTTGCTTCTAAAACTGATAAAGCCGACTGTGAAGAAGGCCCAGAAGAAATTGCTTGACGCACTTGGGAAGAAGACGAAGACTGAATCGGTGCGTGAACGTGTTCTTGCTCAACGTGATCGGAACCGTGCGATTCTTGCTTTACGGCGGGCTCTGAAGAAATAGGAATTGAATGTGTATGCTGTGGAAGATGTCCTGGTGGATTAACCAGGATTACATCCTCACACACCTTGAAATACCGTGATTTGGGATGAAACATAATACCTTCCTTCATTAAATTTCCACAATGTTTTAATCTTCCGATCTCAAAATCTAATCTTTTTGTAGCCAATATTTGTTGCTGTATTGCAGTCTGAGTATCCACTGCTGTCTTACAACGCTCCTGTAATCCACCATCCAAAGGAATAGATAGCGTGGCAGACAGGCCAAAATTAACGTTATTCGAATTCTTTTGCCCAGTGCGCACAGGGACTTGGTACAAAACATCTCCCGGATTTAGCAGATTTCCATCATCATCTGCCCGCATGTCATACACATTATCCATATAGTGTGATTCATATGGAACTTGCCAAGAACTACCTGCTGTTACAAAGGGAGTAACGTTCAGCGTTGGTCCCTGGCAGCTGATTCCATTTGAATAAGTGTTGGTGATGTAGGGTCCTTGTAAAACCTGGATTGCCTGGTTTGTAACTGAACCGCTACTGTTAGCAATAGGATTAGCAGTTGCACTAACACCACCGACAGTATTGCTGTAAGCCGGAGAAGAAAATAAGGTGGCACAACCTATTGCGTAAAGATAGACGTGGTTTCTGTGACGCTTTGAATCTCGGTGGTTCTTTCGATCACCGTGTGGTTCGATAGACCTGCACCTTGGTAGGTCTCTGTGAACGTGAAAGCGCCACCAGGTGTTTGCAACGACCAGTTGGGCTTGTTTTGTAAATCCAAACCAGTCCATGTGCTAGTGACTCCGTTCACCGTATTGCTGTTTCCAGTAACAGCCCTTGGTGAAATACTAGCTCCTGAATGTTTAATATTGGTACCAGTCACAGAATACTGAAAACCCGTGTTGTAGTCCATTGAGTTAATAACTTCAGAAACTTTTGTCGTTGTTTCTGTCCTGGACGTCATCGACCCCTGCTGGAAGTTGGGAACCACCGGAACGCTATACGCTGACTGAAATAATCCATGAAGAATCCCCAGGATTAAACCTAGTCCGATACCTTCTTGTAATCGTGTCATTTATCGCACAGTCACTTCGGTCACAAATTGACCGATCGCAGTTGTACCTGCGCCACCAGGATTGATCGTAGTAATACCAGCCGAATTGATTACGCCACTTAGGGTACCAGCCACACCGCCTGCAGTGGTAGTCACCGTTCCGTAAGCAGGTAAATTAGACACAGTGCCAGTGGAAACAGAGACACCTGTAGGAATAGCATCACCATAGGTAAACGACTCAGACAGGCTGAAAGCAGATCCTGAGGTAGAAATTCCATAGCTACCAGCTCTTAAAGTTGCGGCGGCGGTAACACTTGCGGGTGCGGTCAAGCCACCCATGGTCGAAACACTTGCGTTATTTCCTGCAACAGAATAAGTACTACCAATGCGCGTTGCTTGTGTAGCAGCAGCATCAACAGTGAGCTGCACCGATGAACTCATTCGATGGATAATATCCGCTTGTGCAGCGCCAGGAGCCAAACTTAATACTGCAGCTGTAGCCAAGATAGTTTGGGTTTTCATTACTTATAGGTTACTTATACCCCAAGTTTACCATTGGGTAAAATTAGGATTGGGGATTATATCTAACAATGAAACTAGGACCTAACCCAAAAGAATTGACTGAATACTTAGGTAGTTTAGTTCCAGTAGGTGTCCTCACTTGGGCTTTGGCAGTTTTGACTGCAAGCTACCTTGGCATTGCGACCAAGATCGATGCAGCTTTTATTTCGTCTTTGGTAACAAGTGTTCTTGCTGTGTACGGCATCTCTAAAAAAGATGACAGTAAAAAAGGCACTACAATAAAGAAAGTTACCCCAACCGAAGGCAAGGGTAAAGAAACGTCTCCAGACCAGAAATTCACTGCTCCAAAGATCCCATCGCCGGATACCGGAAATGAAAAACAAAGCTAGAGACAAACAAATTAAGGTGAATGTTTGTTGGGAAACAGCAGACGAACGCAAGTGCCACACGTTTAATAAGGACGAAGCCTATGCATTAAAAACCGCCATCGAAAATGACGGCGGCACAGTGTGGTGGTTTAGCCCTGTCGAGTGATCACTCTTTAGGGAATAAGCCGTTCTTGATAAATAACACGGCTTGGTCGTCGATGGTGTTGTCCGTACTTTCCGCCAGCTTGGTGAGAAGATCTACGATCAGCTTCTTGACTTGTGCGGAGTTTAGAAAAGCAAACAGGACGGGACGAATTAAAGCAATCATTTTGTTACCGGTATAGTCTCACTTATTCTACGTATATAGGACGATAAATAAGAATAGATTTTGAAGAGTCAATAGCACTGACCTCCAAATCTTCATGTTTAGCAAACCATTTCTTCCAAACTCGATACTGTTTATCAGCCGCAGTTGATTCACAGCAGATAAGAATGGCATCCCCTGGGGGAATTTCGGTCATCCATTTACGAACCAGGCGGATAGCAATAGCTTGCGTCTTATTGCAATCCTTACCTGTCAAATTCGTATTCAGGCGTAATACGGATCTCCTCCTGTTCTTTTTGTTCAGCCAATCGTTGATCTGACGATGTGACTTGCCGATTGCCATGCTGGCAAGCCAGACGCACCTTCCCTGCGTAAAAGTCCACGGGAGCAAGCGCACCTTCAAGATCTGGTTCTGGGCTAAAAAAGTCGTCGAAATCTTCCTGGTCCGTCGTATACGCCCAGGTTTCTTCTTCACTTGCCATCAAACGTCGTAAACTTTACACATTGGAGCAGAAGGATTGTGCTCGCAGTAACACTCTACACAAGTTACTTCGCCTCTATCACATGGACAAGAAGACTTTTTACCGAAGAGATTCTTAAACGTTTTAAAGACTTTTTTCATGGTCTTGTTGCAAGTGGTACAAGAACTTGAGGGAAGGGGTTGTCGGGTGTGTGTTCCCGATCCCAGGCAGTTTGCCATTCCGACAAGGAGTGTTCGTGTTCAGTCGCCCCAGTAAAGTCTGGGCCTAAGTCACATTGTATTGCACTTACTTCAACCGTGTCTTCATAAAGAATCCTGGAAAAATCCTCAAGCAGAAGTAACGGAATCGGATCCGCAATCTCGATAACTATACCAACAGCATAATCAATTAATTCATTACGTGTATTTGAAATACACAACATATAGTCGCCAGGATTTAACGTGAAATACAACTCATTCCCACGGTCAATACGAGCAGCATTAAAGGTGTTATAGAAATCTGAAGTAGCTCCCATGAAGGAACCTGCGTAAGGATATGCAACGTTACCGTCACTATCCCTGGTAGCAATACTGTCTTCTTGAAATATGTTTCTTGCTTGTATTGGATTGCGATTTAAATCATATGCAGACAGGTTTATATGTTTCGATCTATCACCGCCTTTAGCTGTAATAATCCAGCCAGGTGTATTTAAAGTAAATTTAAACCAGTGGTTATAAGTATTGCCGCCATAGCCACCCTGGACTACCTGGTTGGTTGGCCCAAGCTTTCCACGGAGATATCGAACCGAGGTCTGTGCAAATGAGCCAATTGGAAACGGATCACGGGATGTCCGCTGTCTTTGGCTCAATTGGTTACGGGCCATTATTTATAATTATTTGTCTATCCTTCATCATAATCTGGGGCATCTTTAACACAAAGAGGATGTGCAATAGTCGGTTTGTATTGATTTTGCACTACTTCCTGTGTCTTGCCGAGGAGTCGGGCACGACTCATAAGCATTAGTTTCTCCGCTTCATATTTTGTACAGAACGGATGAATACGTTTGGGTGGCATGCCTGCGTTCCAAGTAGACACCATATGTAGTGGGTTGCCACACCAAGGGTTTCCGCACACCCTGGTAACCAACATGTTTCCGATATCTCCCCAGGCGGCCTGATAAATCGCTTTGTGGACGGTTATATTTTCTGATTTCTGCCTGCTATAAATCGCTCGATATGAAGGAAAGCAAATGCGGCGAGGAGTTTTAGTACCCGGTAGATCCAATTTCCAGCACTCATTTATATCAGATACCCCAATTCGCTTCCAAAGTTTTTCATATTTAACTTTGTATTCAGGATCCATGTAATTGATATCGAATCCGCAAATGTTGGAGCGAATCTTAAGGACGCAGTGATAGCACCAGTGATGCTCCCTGTCTCGAATGGTATGCCCATGAGGACAGACAAATCCTCTGTAGTAACCATGTTCTCGAAGTTCTTGGTCACTGCAAAGATGTATGTCCCGCACGTAGCGGAACACGGGGACGTTTGTTCTATTTGCCATGTCAGCTCCAGGGGTCCAGATAGTGTCGTTGTGGTCTCATTCTGTGACTGACTAGCAGCCGCAGACGGTTGTCTTTTTCGGTGTTTAGTACGTCATGAACGACTGCGTGATTGTCTGGACACTCCTTGGTGCGTAGGTAATAGACAATCCGATGGGCCAGAAAAATTTCATTGTCGATTGAGACCATGTAATACCCAGTGGGCTTGTCTCGTCTTGTTACAAATTTATCTTTTTCAACCCATTTCAAACCACTGGGATGTTCGTCGGTGAGTTCCAAAAGCTCTTGCAATCTCCAAATGGAGGGAAGCTCCTTGTAGACCCGCGACATAGAAACACACAATGAGAGAGAATTTTTCTATATCTAGTATAGATGACATCTTGAGCAAGATGTAATGGTTCATTGTGTGTTTTTGTGTGTCTCACGAGAAGCGCAATGAACACGTACATCTTGCCCAAATTGTCATCTGCTTTACCTATAAAAGAAAATACGTTCATTGTGTGTTTCTCTGCACCGCAGGATTCTTGGTTTGGTCTCAATCTAAGACTTATAGACCATAAAAAAGCCTCTCGCGGGGGACGAGAGGCTCGGGCAGCTCAACTACGCTCGGGCTCAGCTTACCTCAGCCAGGTCCTTTTTCGTGCGCTTTGTCTTTTTCTTTTTCCTTTTCGATACTGTCTCCAGTTCCACGCCGTGATCGACCTCCTGTAGGACATCCTCAAAAATCCCACCAAATTGCGACGCGACTGTCTCCCACGCAAATTGCGTATCCGTAGCTCTCTGATAACAGAGTTCCGCAACCGCCTCACGTTTACCGGGGCTTTCGTAAAGTTCCGTAAGGAGTTCAGCCAGGTGGTCCCCCGACGGGCACGGCATTTCTCGGGCATAGTTCGTGTCTACATCGATGTGGTCACATCGGATCAGCTTGCCATAACCTTCAAAGATTTCTTTGCAAGATGTGTGGTTCGGGACGATTTGGGCGACCTTACATGCTGCATGTTCAAAGTTGACCAGTCCCCAGCCCTCACCCTTGCAGGTATTTACACCTACGTCACAGGCGTTATAGATGCAGTTCAGCATGTCCACCTCGACGTTGGGCGGGTGATCCCCTTGGGATGTACGGATGATTCGACCGTTTGGATCGAGTCCCTGCTTCTTCATTTCCCGTGCGAAGACCGGCATGATGTCCCAGCCTTGGTCCTTGCCACCCATGTGTAAATACAGCTGAGCGTCCGGTTTGTCCTTGGCAAACTTGGCAAAAGCTTCGATTGTGATGTCGATACGCTTGCGGAACTGGTTCCGGTTACCGTTGAAAACGATGAAAATATCAGGATCTAGACCCAGTTGCTTTCGGGCTTCCTTCTTATCCATCGGATAGAACTGATCCGGCGTCATGCCATGAGGAATCACGGCAACAGGCTTGGTGATACCACCGGCAATAAATTCGTGTGCGCCGAACTCGGTGTAGGAGATGACGGCATCCCACTTGTTGGCTGTGTCGGACAGGCCACCGATCCAGTTGTAGGAGTCCATGGGGGCATAGCCCACGAACTTAAACTTCTTCTGCTCATGCAGGTCAGCAATCTGTTGGTATTGCTGGTTGATGATCCAAATATCGTTGATGGTGAAGACGATGTCGGGCTTCTCTCGCTCTACGATCTCTCGAATCCGTTGCACGCCAAAGGGTTCCGTCTGATATCGGTTGGATGACGGGAACATTTTGTACCGGTCTTGTAACGGTGTTGGATCACCCCACCAGTTATGACCGAGGACACAGATTTCGAATTTATCGTCAAGATGTTTGAGCACATTCTCAGTGACACGGGCAAACCCGGTCATGGCGACAATATCCCCACACCACAAAAGCTTCGGTTTCTTACTCATTTAGCGGTAATATTCTCCACCCAACTATACACAGTTTGAAGGAGTTATCGACCTTACAAGTTCTTTCTCCTCTACATTTTCAGCGGCAAGTCTATTTTTTAAATATTGTGCAGCTGCGTGAGTATCTGTTTCTTCTCCGCAGGTATAAAGATCGATAGCGCAGTAGCCGATCTCAGGCCAGGTGTGGATTGAAGCGTGGGATTCGGCAAGGAGTGCCAAGACGGTCACCCCTTGTGGTTCGAATTTATTACTGATAATCCGCAAAACGTTAGCTTTTGCCATCCGTAATGCGGCTTCCAGTGCTTGCACCAGTAGCTGACGGTCATCCAGCACAATTTTGCTGCATCCGTACATGTCCAGAATCAGGTGCCGACCGTCGCTCATTCCTCTTCTCCTGAGTTGGGGTCGTGGTTTTTATCGATGATGTCGCCGTAGTGAACACGCCATTCATCTTTGTTTAGACCCACCTCGACGATAGAGGGAAACTTCTCATATTTCTGGTCAGATGAGCGGCAAGCCACGTTGACCACCCGCATTCCCCTACGATTCTTGAACTTGTAGACGTTGAGTTGAAGCTGGTGAACACAGATGTCCATCAGCAGGGATTCAAAACGACTGCGGCCCAGGATGTTGCTGTTGGACGATCGAGCAAATTCGCAGTAGCTGGCATAGAGCCACTTGTCCCAATTGACGTAAATATTGGACGTACCCCCTGGGGAGTGCTTAGCCAATCCAATAGGAGTGGAGATGCCCGGATCAAAGATGAGGCAGTGCTCCATCCAGTCCATGATTTGGTTGGATTTCAGGATCTGTTCTCGGTGATGCTTGGCAAAGAAGTCAACTTTCTTGTTGGTTTCCATCAGGTATTCCCGCATCTCTGCCTCCGAGAGATCGAGGACCCAGTTCACCAATCCGGGAAGGAGTTCCGAAAAGTCACCGAAAGGATGACCTCTGTCATCCATATCAATAAGCGTACGCTGTTCTGCAGAGCTGCCGGTGAAAGGGCGATCGAAAGGAATGGTAAGCCGACGGCGAGCAAGACCAGAAGTGGGATCTGTCGTTTGAATCGGTTCATTGGCCGTGATCATGACCAGCCCGTTGAACTTAAACGGTTTCTGGGAACCTGACTGAAACTTGCGTTCGTTACGTATCAAATCCCGTCCGGTCAGTGCTTTCAGCACGGAGACTGATCCGCCGTAACGCTCCACATCATTGAAGAGCAGAAGCTTTTTCTTGTAGAGGTTTGCAGTTTCAAAACGGTTTTTCTCCAGGTGCTCCAGGGAGGAGATCATGGCGTTGTCATCACCCACCAAAGCGTGAGCGAGGTTGGAGTAGGTGGACTTACCTGACTTACCAGGACCAACAATTTCAACGAACTTTTGGACCTCGGAGTTACCCATTAGCACGGCACGGAGCCATGCACGAAGGACCTGCACACGGCCCCAGTTGCCGTCTTGAGCGTTCTTAAGCCACTTAATGATGGGTTCACAAGTAGCACTAGGATCGTACTCATAGGGGAGCTGCTGGGTCATATACATCTCCCGATCGAACGGCAGAAGCTCCTTGGATTCAACGTCCAAGATCCCGTTCGTGAAGAGAAGTTGGTCGTTACCTTCGTACCAATCTTCGAAAATAACACTGATGCGCAGCTGCTCCATCACGTCGTTGATGAGGTTCATGCTGTAGCCATTCGGCAGCAGATCCTCTTTCACCATCTCAAATTTATTTTTGATCTCACCTTTGATTTCGATGTCCGAAAGCTGAGTCCAAAGACCTTTGCCTTTGTATTCGTAAAGGTAGAAGCAGCCTTGCGTTTGGCAGTAGCGCAGATTTCCTTTCCAAAGCTGAAGGACAACATCAGTTACGGCATCCGATGAGGGGTTGCGCTTCTTGCTGTCCTTACCTTTCTTGTCGTTAATTATCGGTTGTGTCCAACCACCACGACTCATCGAGGGGAAAGGGAGATCTGTTGTGCTGACTGTTTTTTTCTTAGGACGTGTCTCTTGGCTTTCGATTTCAGCAAGCAGTTGTGCTGCATGTTCCAGCGTTACGTCATCAACGCCGAGTGCTTTGTAATCCTGGGATGGTTTCCACCCATGTTCTTGGGCGACATGGATCAGAGAACCGATGCCACGTCCACCTTCTTTGCTGAAGGAACGCCAACGACGAGCGCATTCACCATCCTTGTATTTTTCGGATTGATGAGACCAAGAATCCCACTGATCTAACAGCGATTCGTCCAGTGAATGGAGCGACTGACCAACGGTGATCCAGATGTCGTAGTCATCGGCTGCCTCTGGGGGCATTGCCCACATGGCTTCAGCGGCCAGTTGGATGTCCCGTTCCAGGGAGATCTCAGCGTTAATCGCAAAGCCAGGGCCGACAATCCGAGTGGTTTCACTTGCCGGTACGCCTTGCTTGACGTTTTTATTGATGATGGCATTCAGCAGCCAATCCGGAAGTTCAGGTAGGTTGTCAACCCACTCGAAACCTTGGTTCTCAGCGGTGTAGTATCCTTCCGTCTCAGGGTGAAGGCCCATCACCACCCCTTGGTGGCGTTTCCACAGAACCTCTAGTTTTTCCTTGTTCTCTTCTGCGTGCCAGGTGTATTTGTTCCTAACGAAATGCTTATGCTTTTCGCGGTCTAACTTGTATAGTTTCTTCTCGCGCCCCTCTTTACCACTAAGGACTGTCAGGGTGTTGGGCAGTGCAGTTGCGAAGTCTGTTCCAGCAACTTCTGCGATGAGTTTGTAAACACTTGGGCCATCGATATCGACCCAAACCAAGCCATAAGGATGATTGTAGACAGGCCCACCCAGTACTCCGACGGCTTTACAGTGCCCGGTGAGCGTCTCCTCCTCAATTTCTCGTACGCTATAGGGGTTGTTCTGCCATCCCGAAATGTACGGGTCCTTATTGGCACCGAGCGGCGTGAGCGGCCAGTCGATCGGTAAATAGTCAAGGCGGATTTCTCCTGGTCGTAAGGACTGTGGTTGCTTATTTGCCATTATTTTTATTCGTTAACTTCTACTTTAAAGTGCTTGTTTGCGAAACGTTCGTCGTTCAGCAACATAAATGCATGCAAATGCATGGCTGTTGGAAGATGGAAACAGTCGCCTTCATTGGCCGCCTCCATATAATTTTTGAGCGCAGAAAGCCACTCACCCATATGCACATGGATGTCCATGAGGGTCCCCAGTTGAGCGTCTCTATATCCTAGGCTGGTCAATCCTGGGTGAGATTAGGCATTTATTTAGATAACAAAGTCTCATAAGTCTTGTGATAAGTATTTAAGTTTTGTAACTTTTCTTAGATCAAGTCGGGGTCATATACATTGCAGTTCTCGATTTGCTTGTAGTATTCCTCGACGATTTTGTACCAATCTTCCCGCAGGATGTCCAAGAACCTCCGCGAGATCTTAAAAATCTGAGTGCGGACAGGCGTTGAGACCAGGATGGCAGCCTGCTGCACCTTCATGTCCAGGGTCTGTTCGATGGCGATGTCGTATGCAGCCAGTTGCTTACAGGTTTTTTTGAACTTCATATGGCCGCCCAACAGGTCACGCCATTCTGGTGACCCCTTTTCCAAGTCTTTCGGCCAGCGTCGGCTGTAGGGTTTCACGCTGGTTTTCAAGTCAGCAAGCGTAAGTTTGCCATTGGCAACAGCAATGATGTCAGGGGCACCGGCCCAGGCTCTCCCTTCGCTATCACTACCCCAAACCCGGGCAACTTCATCGGCACCCATCGTGAAGTCGAACTTATCTAGTACAGGGGATTCAGCCCAGAGAACTTCTTCGAATTGATCCAGGATTGGCGGCATACCTGCCCAGAAATCTTTGTATTCATCAGCGATCTCAGGGTTTTTATTTCCTTTGAGGTAGCACTCCATTCCGTAGTGAATGGCAGTACCACGCTCGGCAGCCTTCTCTTTTACACCTGGGTTGTTTTTAGACCACATCTCCAGCTTCCGTTTGTTTGCTTCGGATGCTGTCTCACCAATGATTGTTGTCACTGACGGAGCAGGGCCAGTGGGCAGTGGCGTGGTGTAGTGCCGCTTGCCATTAAGGGATATTCGTGCGGCAGTCTTATTCAGACCACGCATACGAGTTTGTTTTTCCTCCTCGGATAGATTCCAGGGATCGTTGATATCTACCTGTTCAATCATTAGGTTATGAAAACCTTTGTTAGATTATTGTAGGGGCAAACTAACAACAATGAAAGGTTTTTACTTTGCCATATTTGGCATCTTAGGCGCGATTCTGCTCCTTGCAGGGGTTGACTTCTATTATTTGCTGCAGGATACCAATTCGATCTACCACAAATAACGATGGTCAATTTAGTTAGATTTTATTTTGAAACAGACGAGGATTGCAGAACGGGCTGCTTTGACGGAAAGCCAGTTGAAGATGTGGAAGCAGATGCGGCAGATGATTTCGAACGTTATTTGATCGATCAGAATATTGACTATATTCGGATTGATCTGTAAGACCAAGCCGTGACCAAGACGATTGCATTTCTTACCTTATGGCGTGATAACGAGAAGATTTTAGATCGTTCTTTGTCTCAACTTGAGACTATGGAAGACGAGCTAATCCCCAAGGGGTACCGTTTTACCTACGCTTTTCTTGAGAATGACTCGAAAGATGAGACTGCAATAAGACTGTATAAGTGGTTGCGTGAGCGGCGCGGCTTCTTGATCTCAGAGCAGATTGATGCACCTAAATGGGGTAGTGTTGCACTAACCGAACGGACCCGATGGCTTGCCCGATATCGCAACGTATGTTTAGCGGCGTTGGATTTCTGGAAGTATGACTACCTTGTTGTGGCTGATAGTGATGTTCACTTCAAGCCAGATCTACTGACACAGATGGTAGATCATCTTGATCAGAATCCTGACTGGGGAATGATCACGCCGAATACTGTGCAGAATGTTGCGGATCACGTTGGTGAAACTGATCTGCCTTCCTACTTCGACAGCTGGACGTTAATTGATAAACAGCAAATGCAAGGTATGACCTTTGCTGCCAATCCGTTCTTGTCTTCGCATGATCGTGAGGACTGGGAGAAAGGTCACCCGATCTCTGTGTATAGCGCCTTCGGTTCAATCGCCATGATTCGTGGTGAGATTCCTCAAGAATATGAGGTGCATTGGAACGCTGAAGTTGGCTGTGAACACACGGGTTTGTGTGAAGACATCACCAAAATCGGCTACGAAATTATCGTTGACCCCAAGTTACATGCAGAAATTATCCACGAGGAGCCGGTGATTCCCGACCCCGCCGTGGTGAAGATGCATCAGGATCGACTGAAGTTAGCCGAGGCCTCCACTTTGCTCGAGTAAATCGTGGTCGATCATCTCCTGGACAAGAGTTTCGAAGGTGTATTTGGGCAACCAACGCAGTTGTTTCAGTGCTTTTCGAGGATCACCCAGGAGAGTTTCGACTTCAGCGGGACGATAATACTGAGGACTTACTCGGATAATTGCCTGTCCTAGTGTCCTGCTGTAACCTACTTCGTGCTCACGTTCACCTTGCCATTCAAGGTTTAAGTTGAGTCGATCCGCTGCAACTTCGCAGAATTGTCGCACACTGTGCTGCATACCCGTGGCGATCACATAATCTTCAGGCTTTTCTTGCTGCATCATGCGCCACATGGCATCCACATAATCGGAAGCATGCCCCCAATCTCGCTTGGCTTCTAGGTTTCCAAGTTCAATAAACTCTTTTTTCCCTTTTAAAATTTGCGCTAGACCCTGTGTGATCTTCTTCGTTACGAAATTTTCACCACGAATTGGGCTTTCATGGTTGAAAAGGATGCCGTTACAACCAAATAAGTCGTAGCTTTCCCGGTAGTTGACGGTCAGCCAGTAGGAAAAAAGCTTGGCAACACCGTAAGGACTGCGTGGATAGAAGGGTGTCGCTTCATTTTGGGGACATTCTTGTACCTTACCGAACATTTCGGAGGTTGAAGCCTGGTAAAAACGAGGTGCATCACTACCCATTGACCGGCATGCTTCAAGGACATTCATCGGTCCAAGTGCATTTGCAGCCGCAGTGCTGACAGGGGATTGAAAACTGATCCCCACATGGCTTTGCGCTGCCAAGTTGTAGACCTCATCTGGCACGAAGTCGTGAACAATGCGTGTCAGTGACGGGGCGTCCGTTAGATCTGAATAGAAAAGTTCAATGCTTTCAGGGATTTTGCCACCGAAAACCCACTCTAATTTTTTTAATTGTCCAGGAACAGACGTACGTCTCAGAATACCGGCGACGGTATAACCAATGTCGTAAAGCCTTTTTGCAAGATATGCGCCATCTTGTCCAGTGATTCCTGTGATTAAAGCTCGCGTCATTGGCCCCCTATAGCGATATTCTGTTGGCACATAATTCATACCAACTCACTTTTACAGCTAAAGTATAGCCGTAAGTGATAACGAGACATGAGATCTTTCAAGTGGCCTTTACAGCGCAATACGATTGGGCTGCAAGAGCGTCTATCACAGATTAAATTTTGGGCAACTGCTGATCGTTTTACGAACGGACCTGAGGTACGTGCGTTTGAAAAAGAGTGGTCAGATTGGCAAGGATGTGAATACTCTCTTTATGTAGGCAACGGATCTGTTGCAAACTTTCTGCTGTTAGATGCGGTCAAAGAAAAATTTTTCCCCAAACACGAGAAGCTAACGATTTTTGCCCCAGCAATCAACTGGGCGACTAATATCTCGACGTTCTTTCAGCAACGTCATAACGTTTATTTCTACGACATTGACTACAACAGTTATAGCCCGACCATCGAGTCAGCCACTGCCTTGGCAGAAAAAGGTATTAAGCCTGATGTGATTTATCTGACCCATGTCCTGGGCATTTCGAATGATATGCAGCGTGTAAAAGATCTATGGCCTGGAGTCATGATCATTGAAGATTGCTGTGAGTCACACGGTGCTGTAGACCCTGGGACTGGAGCGAAAGTTGGAACAACAGGCATTGGTTCTACTTTTTCGTTTTACTTCGGCCATCACATGAACACGGTCGAAGGCGGAATGATCAGTGTCAATGACCGTGATTTGTATAACCTGATGCGTGCCAAGCGGTCCCATGGTTTATCCCGTGAGATGTTGCCGCATCAACGCAACCTTGTTGAGCATGAATACAGCGATATCGATCCATCATTCCTGTTCCCCACTAAGGGTTACAACTTCCGAAACACTGAAAGCGGTGCAGTTCTTGGTCGAGTGCAGCTCAAAAAACTTGATGCGTGGAATAAGAAAAGGTCTGAGAACTACTACGCCTTCTGTATGCAGATGGCACCACAGCATTGGATTGAGCATGTAGCAACACCTGAGGGTAACTCTGCGATGACTTTGCCGTTTCATTGTTGTACGGAACGACAGGCATCTCATCTGAAAAAAGAATTAAAGAAGTGTGGTGTTGAAACCAGGCCATTCTTGGTTGGAAATCTTTTGCTGCAACCGTTTATGAAGGGCTATACATCTCCGATTAAGTTGCCAAATACAGAAAGAATGCATACACATTCGTTCTACATTGGTAATAATCAGTTTGTTACACCCGCCGATATTCGGGCATTGGCGCAGGAGTTGAAATGCGTATTCTGATTTGCAGCATCATCCGTAACCGTCGTCCTTATCTTTTTAATTGGAAGGACCTGATCCTCTGCTTGGCAGATGAGAACCCTGATATTTTCTTTGACCTGTCTGTTTACGAGAATGATTCAACCGATGGTACCGCCGAGTACTTGCACAGCATTCTTCCTGAGCTGCAGAAGGAACTTTATCAAGTAAGTATCACCTGTGAGAAGAATGATAAGCCGTACTTCCCCTCGGTGAAAGATGAAGATCGTGTAACGCTTTTAGCTGAAGCACGTAATCGGACCCTGGATCAGATGGATCTCGATGTGTACGACAAGATTGTTTTCATTGAACCGGACGTTGATTATGACCCGGATCTAATTAGTGAACTGTTCTACATGACGTCGGACATCTGTTCACCTTACAGTCTGCAGCCTGAGAATTACCCAAGTTTCCCGTGGATTTATGACTGCTGGGCAACCAGAGTCAAGATGACGGACGAAGAGTTTACTGGTCCCACGTTGTATGAAATGCCTCCTTGCTTAGAGGTCGATTCGACCTTCAATTGTTTCTGTGTGTATAAGGCTAAACCGTTCCAAGAAGGTGCCCGATTTTCAGGAATTAACCCTACAACCGGCACCTGGGACTGTGACACCACCAATATCTGTGCTGAGTTTGCGCAACGGGGATACGATCAAATCCATTTATACCGTATAGCTCTGACGCATAATGCCAACTGAAGAAGAACGCTGGGCAGAATTCAACCGAAAGCTGGCTCAGTTGATACCAAATCCCCCTGCAAATTGGCGGGAGAAAGCTAAACCCTGCAAATATCAAGCCATTCTTGATGAAAGAAAGGCAAAGAAAACGTTAGAATGAAGACGCTCAAATGCAAACGTTTCCGAAAGCGGTTTAAGGAACTATGATCCCGGCATGAGCACCCGGGATTTTTTGTGAGCACTCTTGTTGCCAACCTGCCGCCTGTCAAAGTTTGGGTTCGGCGTGAGTATCTACGTGATCTTCGTGACGGGCATGGAGAATATACACCTGGTTATTGGGTAACTTGTAAGTCGCTATCTGGTCGTGCCCTTTATTTTGAAACATATCTGACTGAATATGGTGCGTTATATGACAAGCTTCCTATCAGTGCTTTTCTTGCTTGGGATTCTGATCATCCCGACGAGCCCGTGGCTCCTACTCCTGATCTCCCGCTAACTGACCTTCAGTTCTGGAATGGATTTGACACTGGTCTTGTGGTGGTCGAAAAGAATCTGATCTTCAACATGGAGTTTGAAGTGATGACGCGGGATGCAGGTATTCAACGTGGATCTTATCTATTCACGATCGACAACTATCATCCGCACCGCAATGAGCCTGATTTTTACTTTGCGGAGATGCCCGATGAGCATAAGTCCCACAACATTGTGGAGCTAGAGAACGGTCAGATTGGTGCCTACCCAAACAATCGGTGTCGCATGGTTGATCCTTCGCTCACAAACCATGACCTGAAAACACCTGACTTCAAAGTTTCGACGCGCTATTTTAATGTAGAGCACGCTCCTAAGTGGGGCAGGCTTGGTGAGACAGATGATTATTTCTGGAAGACACCAAATGAAACCCCTACACCAACAGAGGAACCCACTGATACTACTTCTGACGCTCTCGGTGCTGAGTTTTATAAGTCAGCCCGGAATAAGCAAACCAAAGCATAGTTTGCGTTGTGTTCATGCTCAAGAGATTATTGAGGTTCTAAAAGAGGACCGAAGTTTATCTGAAACAGCGAAGGCAAACATCATTGAAGGGGTGTTTGCCAACTCTCCTTCCACTTGCAAATTCAAACATGGATGATCACACTTTTGAAAACTGGATCAGAGTCAAAGATGCTCTAGAAGAGGCAGGAAAAACTGACTGTTTGTTCTATCGAAGAGCCACAACAATTGTAAATGGAGGTAAACTAACCAAAGATCCTTTCGAGTTACCTACTCTTGAGTTGTCGGAGGAGAAAGAATAGCCAAATACGGTTAGCTTTTTATAAACGGAAGCAGGAATGTTGCCGTTGTGGATGTAGCGATCACCGTGTCCTTGAGTTTCATCATGTCGATGAAAAGAGCTACAACATTGCCGACATGGCATCTCGGGGATACGCTTGGTCCAGAATTGAAGACGAATTAAAAAAATGCGAGACAGTCTGTGCAAACTGCCATCGCATTCTTCATCATGAACAGAAGTTACTCAGCGAAGACTTGCCTTCACCATCCATGCAGCCTTGAAGGCATCACCTGTTAGATCAGCCAAGAAGTTAGCGATGTCGATGGCACCGATCTTGGTGGCAACAGGCTCAAGCTTTTTACACTTCATGCCAAGTGTTTCAAGGTTCTTGGAGTACACATAGAGTTGTGTACCGCCTTGATAGCTATCGACATGATCAAACTTGGAGGCAGCACCCCGTAAGCCTTTACCGCACATTGGCATTAGGTAGTCCATACTGCGGATGTACTCAGACATCTTGTCGAACTGTTTGAGATGCGCTTTGTACTGATCCTTAAGGAAAGCATGCACTGCCAGAAAATTTGTCCCCTCGTAGTTGAGGTGGATCAAGTGTGACTGCGTTTCCAGTTCCTTCAAATATGCAGAGATTTCAATGCATTGTTTGATGAACTTACCGATTGCAGACTTTGAATCCTGCGGTTCGGGCTCTTGTCGTGTTGGAGTTTCCATCAGGCTTGCGGTAGGTTTCCTGCTTCGTACTGAGCAATTGCGTCCATCATTTCAAAGAAGCGATCACGCATTGCATAACCAGCTTCTTTGATGCAGAACTCTTCCCAAAGCCCGGTGTAAACGCCGTGCATTGGATGATCTTTATTATCTCTTCCGTAGACTTTGTAGCAATGGTCCATGAAGATCACACGTTTCTGCTGCTCTTCAAGGTCCCAACCTTCAAGATTGTTCATACGCTTGGATGCCTGTGATGCTAGTGAACACAGCACCTATTTTAGGGCTGATTTCAAAGGTTAGATCACTGAGATCGGCTTCTAAAGATTCTGCAACTTCCCGTGGGGTCTTACCTGAAAACGAGTCGTAATCAAGATCAACGTCAACGGAAAAAGAAACAGTGAGCGATTGCGTTTGAACGGGTTCCATTAAAGGATTGTAGGGATGAAATAATGTTAACAGTATTTAATTATTCAGCCTCAAGGGCTGCAACTTTGGTCTCTAAGGTTTCAATTTTGGCGATTGCTTCTTGTAATGCTGCTGTTAGCAGTGGAACAAGTTTGGACTTGTCTATCTGCTGCATGACGGGGTTGCCGTCATCATCAACCTCGTTATGCGTTCCAGTAACAGCTTGTGGTACGACAGCTTGTGCTTCGTGAGCGATAAAACCATCAACCGTATTCTCGGGATCTACAATAAAGTTAAAGCGCCTAGGTTGCAGTTGCTTAAGGCGAGTAATACCATCAGTAATATCAACAATGTTTTCTTTTAGGCGATAGTCAGAATTTTCGTTAAAAGAAGTGGCGCTTGAGGAAACAGTAATACTTCCTACGAGGCTTCCACTTCTTCTACAGTGCATAATAGCGCCATCATTATTTCTGTTGATATGGCCTCCATCGGCAGAACAACTAATAAAATATTTGCCGTTTGCATTAAAAGAAGTTCCTGCAGTAGTATTTCCATCACCAGGGTTATCGGTAGTTGTACCGACTGAAAGATGCCCATTGCTCGAAATTCGCATCCGCTCGGTATTAGCGGTTGCAAATGTCATGATGTTTCCATCAAACAGTGTAATCTTGCAATGTGGTGTATTATCATCGCCACCATTGACAAGGACTAAATCACCGGCAGAGTTTGAAATCCAAGCTTCACGAGTATCTGTGCCATCTTTTAGACGAATAGAAGGCGTTGAAGCATCATCTGAGTCTCCTTTAATGACTAGCAAGCCGTCCATGGTTGTTTCGCCAATGCCGATGCGACCCGAGCTGTCGATACGCATTTTTTCAGCGTCAGCTACATTAAATCTGATATTGCCACTGGCTTTGTTAATTACATATACATCTGAACCAGACTGACCAAATATACCAACGTTAGTAGAACTTCCATTTGTCCGGCAATAAAGAGCACCGCCGCCGCTGCCGTTAATGTCAACTATTCGAGTAAAGCTGTTGTGATCAGTTGGTGACGTCGTTCCAATGCCAACAAAGCCTGAGCTGTCGATTCGCATCCGCTCGCCTGCGTCTGTAGAAAAACGCATGGCATTTGAGCCATTCAGGTATTCAATAATTCCAGGATTAACGTCATCTTTGTCGCCAAAATTGATTATTGAACTTGCGTTAGTTCCCGAAACAATAGAAACAGCGCAATCTTGTGCGCCGTTAAAGTTTCTTTGAAAAATACCAACTTCAGCGCCGGTAAATGACGGAGTGCCTTGGGTGGCGTCATGAACTGCATGGATTCCACCTGTTTGACACCCAGGCGACGTCGTTCCAATGCCAACATTGCCATCAGCTTCGATTCTTAATTTCTCGACAAGAGCATCCGTACTGGTGTTAGAAGGATGTGTCCAAAAAGCCAAACCAGTTTGATTTGGGTCTACATCTGTTTGTACGATTGAAATAGCACAATGCTTGTTCTCTTGGTTTAGTGTGTCCGAATCACAGCTGCCAAAAGCTAAAGCAGGTCCATAGTTGCCATTACTAGATGTTCCGTTGCCTCTAATGAAAAGACCAACGCCATCGTAATCATTGTAAGTAGCGTTGAAGTTGCCCGATGCTGGATCAGTTGTTAATACTGCGTTGGGCGACGATGTTCCAATGCCAACTCGCCCAGAGCTGTCGATGCGTAGACGCTCCGCGTTGTTAGCAAAAAACAGCATTGCATCATCGTTATTTGCATACTGGATTTGACCGATATTGTTATCATCACTATCGCCCATTTGAATTACAGACGTTCCAGACGTTGATGCATTGAGCATCAAGATCGGATTCCCTGAGCCTGTACCAATTTTTACGGTGCCATCAGATTGGATACGCATCCGCTCGGTCGGGCTGTCTCCGCCGTCCGCTGTGGTGGAAAATACTAAACGGGTTGGCTTATCATCATCCCCATGATCACCATCGGCAAAAGCACGAATTGTTGCGCACTCTTGATGAGTTGTAGCTGTTGAATCATTGCCATACCAACTGATTGCACCAAGTTCGTTGCCAGAAGATACGGAAGTGTCGTTACGCAATAGCGCAATAGCGCCGCCACCATTACGGGCAACTTGCAGCATTTCGTTGTTTCCGCCGAATGCACTAGTCGTACCAATCATCACTCGACCAGAGCCATCAACTGTTAAGCGTGCGATTGATTGGGTTGCTACTGCTACTTCATTTTCAGCACCACAAAACACGCCGGTTTGCGGTGCATCGGAGGTGCTTGCAAAGGCAAGAGCCTGAACCAGATCACTAATAAGTTGTGCTCTTGTCTGTGACATCTTTTTAAAACTATTTCCGTCTTTCTATTTTACGACTTGTAGTCTGGGCAATAAAAAAGCCCGCTTGGTGCGGGCTTGTCAGTATGTAATTAAAAAATCAGAAGTTCCACTTCAGGCCTGCTTTGGAGCCATAGGAGGCATCATCAGCAAAGACACCAGACAGTTCACCGTAGACTGACAGTGATTCGGTAGCCGCCACAGAGAAACCAGTCTTGGCGCTGAGGTCAGTGCTGTTGCTGCCGGTGGCAGGGTTCGAGAGGTAAGGACCACCCTGGAGATACCATCCAAGTGCACCGGTGGTGCCTTCAATACCAACATGGATGTCTGTACCGTGACCAGCACCCTTACCTTTCTTGTCCCAACCTGCGTTGTTCTCAATGTTTAAGTAAGGTCCAGCCAGGACGGGGCTTGCAATCAGACAGGAGATGCAAGCAACTGAGAATGCTTTAATTGCTTTAAGCACAGTAAGTAAGCGAAATTGCCTACGAATCTTAGTATTAAAAAACAGTTTGTCTACTACTGTTCGTACAGTTTTTCAAGTGAATTCGTCTTGGTTTTCTCGTAGTAACCAATACGTTCTTGGATAATGTTGTAGTAGCTGATGGCTGCATCAACCATTTCTTCAGCATTCATTTGTGCTGCAAGGCTTTCATTTGCCAGCATTGCAGCGGTCAAGATCGTGACGCCCCACTCATTCTTGGAGCCAGCAATAGCAGAAAGCGGTGTCCCTTCCTGCGTAAACCCCGCAATCAAGTTAGTTAATTGATCAGGATTTTGCGCCATGGGAACACCGCCGTTTCATTTAATTGTATCGGCCCTAGTTTTCGTGCCGAGCAATCCAATACCAA